TTCATGGTAGAGATGTTAATAGAAAGAATAGAGTGTCAACCTTCATCAAAGAACATAGTCAAGGTACCTATTTAATATTAACTAGTAGACATGCTCTAGTAAGTAAGGATGGTGAGATGTTAGATAATAACTCAGGAGGATCAGGTAAGGCACTTGTTAAGAGGGCATTTAAGATAGAGCCTGTAATAACATTCCAACCTTAAGAGAAAAGACTAGAGACGGCCTACAGGCAGGGTGACCGAAAAAAAATCACCCCCACTTGAGGTCACCTGACCTCACCTGCGGTCACTTGAGGGCAGTCTAACACCACCCTAATTACAGCTGTTATCACGGTATATGCGATATAGCGTAGCGGTGAGTGATGAGTCACGCTCGGGAGAAATTTTAAACAAAGTAAACATATATATGATTAAAGAGTATAAATTAATAGAGGCCGGTAATGTTGATACTCTCGAAGATTTAATCAACGAGAGAGTTAATCAAGGATGGACACCTAGTGGTAATCTATCTGTTCAACAGGTATTAAATTGTGTACGTTACACTCAAGTAATGGTACGCGAAAAGAAAGACATTAATGAAGATAATTCAGACACATCAAAACAATTATTACATGGATAATCAAGGAAGAAGACCAGATCAAGATGACAAGAGTCATTTGTTCATAGGTATATGCTTAATTGCATTAGGGGTATCGTTATTAGGAAACATATTAGTAGAATACTTTTTCAAATAAGAACTTCTCATATGGAACCATTAAAACGCATTTCAACGGCCGAGACGGAAAATTATATCGAGTTGAGTATATATGATGACAAAGTTTGCACAAAGGCAATTGCCTTTACCCTCACTCCCTCTATAAGTATCTATCCAGAAGACGCTAAGTCCCTGTCCTATTTAATTAAGGCCACCTCTACTGGGACGCCATGGCAGGAAGTTACTTATTATGGAGATGAATCCAGTATTAGTACCTCTCTCCTATCCCCCTTGGAATTCATGTATAAAGAATGGAACATGAATAAGGACATTGATTCGGTAAAGGACTGGGGAGACGTTGGGGATTCTAATGTTTAATCCTATTTATTGGTATGTATAGAATGAAGAAATTAAAGATACGGGAAGCTGGTAATATGATAGTATCCGATCCTTATAATCCTAATAGAGAACTATCGATCATAGATGTAATTGCTATGGAATTAGAAAAGCTATCTTATACTGGTTCTATATCACCTGTTATGTATAATCAAGCATTAGACCTCGCTAGAGGACAGAAAAGAGTAGTAAACAATATATATAGTAGGAATGGTCGCGACATCAAACCCATTATCATGCTCCTCCTCCGCCAAGTCCGTAACCGTCTCAAATAGCTATTTATTTACATGATTAAGCTAGTAGATTTAATACAAGAAAGAAAGCAAGTTGGTACTTTATACCACCATACTCGTTATTTTAATGCTTCCGATATTATAAAGACAAACAAGCTCTGTAGTAGTAGAGAGGCTTATAATGACGGGATGTATGCTATTTCTCTTTCAAGGGACTCAAAACTACACGGTAATTTTCTCTCCCACGAAGGAGGTGATGAATTGCGCTTTGTTTTAGACGGTAATAGGCTAAGTCAAAGGTATAAAATTAGACCCTTCTCTGATACTGGGTATGGGGGAAGTGAGGCAGAAGAGCAGATTGTAAAAAGAGAATGGTTTTGTATTCCTATTCTAGATTATGTTGAACGTATTGATTTCTTATCCGAGCCTAGAGATAATTTTAACCGTAAACATTATGATAAGGTACTTGAGCTATGTAAAGAAAAAGGAATTGAGGTTAATATAAAATATTAACTATTTATTAATATAAATTTTTAAAAAATGAACACAAAAAGATTACAACAATTAGCCGGTATTTTAAAAGAAGGCTACGAAGGAATAGCAAGAGAAGATGCCGATTACGAAAGTCAATCTGGCGATACTGCTACAATGGGTAATATAAATGAAGCAGGTGCTAAATGGCAGTCTAAATTAAACCCGGAAGTAAACGGTATTGAAATTTATAACGACGGAGATAATAGATTGTTTGTTATCTTCGATAAGAATACAGGCTGGGTTTCTATTGTAAATGATTGGAATGGAGAAGATTTCGATGTAATTTGGGGCGATCCTGTAGATATTCGTCCTGAGTTATTGGCTAGTATTAAAGGAGGGGAAGTAAAGGAAGATTATCATCCTGACGATCCTGCAGGTTGGGATTCAGCAGCAGCTCGCGGTGAAGATGATTATGAGGGGGAAGATGAAATTGAGCAACCTAAGTATACCGTAGGAACAGAGGTATCCTCTTTTTCTGCTTCTTGGAAAGTAGTTAAGGTCTATAATAACTTTACAGAACTAGAGCAAAAGGATCCGGAAAGTGCAGAAGCGGCGATGATGGTTCGCTTACATAGCCGTAATAATAAGGAGTCGGAAGAAGAGTTAATGAATCAGCCTTGGTACGGAATGGAGGGAACCTCTATGATGTCTAGGAGCGGTGCAATTGATTATAAACCACAATCTGCCTTAGATAATATGACGGTTGATAAGTAAAAAATAAAATCCTATTATATATTAGCACCCTCTTTACGAGGGTGTTTCTATTTATATGTGTATGATTAAGCTAATAGACTTATTAAGGGAGGTTCAAGAGGGAGCTAGAGTTACTTTCGATGATACTGGCAAGGCTAGTAAAATCGATATAGCTTTTACACACCTAGATGGCGAACAGCTTAATACATACGACGGTAGAATTAAAAAAAACGGATATGAAGTATTCTATAGCTTAGAGTCTGATCCTGAAGCATCTAATATAAAGGCCTCTGAAGATGCACTTAAGTATAATTCCGATAAGATAAAACCGGAAGAATTAAAAGCTCTTCTTTCTAGAACCCTCCTAACGCGTATTCCTAAAGTAGATTATATTGGTTATTTAGAATCTAAGGGAGGTCTGAATCAAGTTCTTTTAAATACTATTAAAGAGCTTTACGATAATCCAGAAGTTGTACACATTGAAAAAATGGAGTATAATATAATCGATAACGCTGTAGATTGGGATAAGTTTAATCGACATGCTGATTCTATTAAGCGTACTATCATAAACTTTCTTTATAAGACTGCAGAAAAGGCACCTCCTTATAAGATTCGTAAATCAAACGAGCTACAATCTGCTCTGACTAAACAACTCTATTCAAAATATAATGTAGGATTACATCCAAGCGGTGAGGGAGAAAAATTTCCTCCTGTTTATAATGTAATTGTAAAGTGTTTAACTGAAGGTAAGATAATGCTTATTATAGATGATAATATGCATACTGGAGATGATTTTTATAAGTTATTTGGAGGTATTGAAGCTATAAAAGAAAAAGTTAAAGAGAGTAATGAAAAGCCTTTAGGAAGTGAAGAAGAAGCTCTTACACAATTAGATCAAATTAAAAGTAATCCTAAGTTTAAATCTTCTAAATTTCTTCAAGATAAATTTGCAGAGCTAGAGAAAGTAAATAAAATGTATAGAGAGAGAGTTTCTATCCTAAATGCTAACCTTAATAAGAGTCATAATAATTTTCACGGTTACGTCCTTTATAATTTAAAAAGCGGCGACTTAAAGGGGTAATAATTTATAAACATAAAAAATGTATCGTTTGATAATAGAACATATAATCCGTCATATTCTTCAAGAAGAAGGCTATACCTCTTTAGGTATAGGTTCTTTTAGAGGAACATCTCATAAAGATAGAACGAATAAGTTTGTAGATTATCTTAAGACTAAGACTCCTATACCCCTAAAGGGGGAAGAGCCTAGTGTAGTTTCTAAGGTAGAAATTACTAGAGACGGTCAGGTTACTTCTTACGATCCTGCTACTCAGTCAGAAGAGTTGAAAGATATTTTACCTACCTTAAGAGCTAAAGATAAGCTTTTTCTTTATGACGAGAAGGGAGTTAAGCATAGTATTACTGCTGTTACTAAAACTCCGGAACTTGGAGGTAAGGGTAGGGGACATCAGCGCGGAACTGAGGGAGAGGCTACTGAAGTATCTAATATACAGAAGCAAATTGATGAATTTAAGCCAGAGAGTGGCGGTATTTCAATAATAGGTGCTGGTGATAATATTGTAAGAATTCAACCGGTAGGGGGAAAACAAAAAGCTGATTTTAAATTTGTAAATGAAGCAGGTAATGCTGTTGCTTATATTCAACATAAAAGTCCTATACATCAGCAAATGTCTGGTGTAGGTAGGGATCCTATTAGAGGGTTTGAAGAAGTTCAGAATTTCGCTAAAGAAGTTTACGATCTCGTAGAGAGTTCTCCAGAAAAACGCTTAAGAGGCCCTTATAGTAAACCTATTGAGAGTGAAGAGTTAAAGAGATTGGCTATATACGGGAGTCCTGAGGAGGGTTCTGAGGGTGTACAGTTTTACTGTGTCGGACCTATGGAGTTAAAATCCCTTGGTGATAATACATTTAAATTGACTGTACCTGAAGGTAAAGGCCACGTTTTTTCGGGTAATGAAATACCAGAAGGTAATGAAGCTCCTACTTTAGTTGCGACCTATAGAGCTGGTAGAAATCAAAAAGTACCTGGTACTACACTATCTATTCCTGATACTCGAATTGGTATTTACCCTAAAAATTACGTTAGTAAGTCTTAACTATTTATTAATATGATTAAACTATCTGAATTAATACAAATTAACCATCCTGAAAATACTCAATACCAAGTAGGGAAGACTTTCGATGATCCTAGCGGTATTTTTGAGGATAACGGTCAATTAAACAAAATACATCAAGCTTTAATTGGAAGAGAGTTTCAAACTCTACATGATTTGGGTAAAATGTGTTCTAGATTAAGACAAGCTGGATATGCACAATCTGATATCGAAGAGTTTTTAAGAACTTATATACTATTATAATATGAAAGAATTTAATATGAAGCAGTGGCTTGTTGAAAGCAAGTCGGGAATGTATTCAAAAACTGTAATTAAGGAACATCAATTTGAAGATGCTTGGACTCTAGGTAAGGAGATCGCTAAAGCACATCCTGAATTAGCAGGAGAGATTAAAGATGGAGATGTTAAGAAATACCAAGATAATATTTTTAAATATGCTGGCGAGATGCTACAAGGTGCGGGTGTTAGCTTAAATATGGTTAGAGGTTTGGCAATGGATGAAGATTGGGCTATGGAATTAGTAACTGCTACACTAGATGCACTAGGACGTGAAAATTTAAAAGAATTAAATCCTACTGCGTTAGGTGCTCCTCAAGCTGCTGCTGATGCTAAAATGCAACAGCAAGATGATGAGAATGAAGATATGGTAAATAATGTTAGTATGGGTGTTGCTGCTGAAGGTATTGAAGATGAGGCAGCATACGGTAATATTCCTTCTGCAGATAAAGTTGCTCCTATTGAAACTGAATTAAGTAAGTATTTAGATATTTTACACGCTCATGATTGGTTTCATCACTTTTCTGATGATCATAGAATTTGGCAAAGAGGACAGACTGATAAAGAAAATTTAAAAGCTTTATATAATACCTTAGCTCCAAATGATAAACAAAAAGCTATGGATGCTTTTATCGATAAGTACCTTCAAGTCTACAGTCCAAAAGACTTTCCAGGCGCTGCAAATAACGTCAAGTATTTGACTACAGATACTTTTAAAGGATCAATTTAAAAATAAAGTTGGGAGTATGAAAAAAAGTTCATAACTTCTTTAAATACTAATAAAGTAAGAGATGAAAAAGAGAGATATAGATGTTGGATAAAAAAAATAAAGGATATGGAAAAAGTAATTGTTTTGGGACTAGGTGGGTGTAGTCATTGTGAAGCGCTCCAAGAGGGTCTAAAAGAGGAAAAAATTCCTTTTAAGTTATTAGACGTTGATCTTAAAGAGAATAGCGATTTAGCAGATAGGATGGAAGCTCTTTTAAAGACAGAAAATTACCCGATAATTATAATCGAAAGATTAGGAGGCTCTGCTTACCTCTATAGAGTAGAGACTATTGCTGAAGTTAAAGAATCTCCTATTGCTTATGCTACTAAGGTAGGATGCCCTACTATAGCTTCTATGGTAGCACTTACTAAGAAATATATTAAATAAATAAATATGCGTTACAAATCATTGGTTTTAACTAAGTTAGAGAAATTAGATAACTCTATCGGTAATATTAACTCTCTCTTATCTCAACCAAATCTATCTAGAGAACAATTCGAAAATTGGTTTAATGCCATTAAGGAAAGAATTGCTGAAATTACAACTCTAGTAAATACAGAACAGGGAGATTAAAATAAAGTTGCTATACTGGAATTAAGTGCTTATATTACAGTTAAAACCATTTTATATGTTAACTCCAGAACAAATAGCAAGTAATCTTGAGGCGTTCTACGCAAATATTGAAAAGTATATTTCCGAACCTAGGGCTACTAAGTTATTAGCTTTATATCAAGAGCAAGAAGAAAACCTTGCATTATCTCCAGCCTCTTCAAGAGCATCTTATCACAATTCATTTCCAGGCGGTTACGTAGATCACGTTAACAGAGTAGTAGAGTGTGCTCTAAAAGTTACTGCTTTATGGGAAGAAATGGGGGGTACTATTAATTTCACCGAAGAAGAATTAGTATTTTCAGCGATTAATCACGACTTAGGTAAACTAGGACGAGATGGTAAACCTGCTTATATACCTAATGATTCAGAGTGGCATATTAAGAATCAAGGTGCTAATTACAAGCCTAACGTTGAATTACCTTTCATACCTATTCAAGATAGCTCCCTATTTATATTGCAATCAGCGGGTATAGAACTTACCTTTAATGAATGGGTTTCAGTTAAGACTCATGACGGTTTATATGACGATGGAAATAAAGCTTATTTACTTTCTAGTCAAAATGAATCAAAATTAAGGTCTTCTTTACCTCTTATCTTACACCAAGCAGATATTTTAGCTGCTAGAGTAGAATGGGAGAAGGAGTGGTTAGGTACAGTAGGAACTACTAAACCAAAAGAGATAAAAGCATCTACACCAGGACAATTTAAACAAAAAGCAGATGCTGCGAAGTTATCTAGCATTGGAAAAAATAACCCCGGATTATTAAACGCACTAAAAGGATTATAATATGTTATTAGGATCAATCATGCTATTCATTTGGATAGCTACTGTAGTAGGTTGGATTATATACAACTTATTTACTAAGAATAAAAAATTAGAAACTACCGTTCTTGCACAAGCTAACTTTATAGGAGGCTTACAGCAGTTAATAGGTGAATCAGATAAAGCACTTAAAAATCTAGATGATAAAATCTGGATGGAGAGTGATAAAGAATTACAAACAGTCTTTCAGAATTTAAAAGCAGTCCAGGAAGGGCTAAATCAATTTAATAAGCGATAATGGTTGAAGATATTTTCAAAGTTGAAGAAGCGGAAGTTACACTTACAAAGGATGGCAAGGTTAGAAAAAGAAGACCTAAGAAGTCGATAGACTACTTTACTCTAGATACTCAAGCAGCTATCCTAGAATATAGATTAGAAACTAGTATAGCTAAAAGAAATAAGATCTTTAATGAAAGGATCTATTATGCTTTTTACAAATTAGCAGAGAATATTATTCATACTTTTAAATTTTACTATACAGAAGTAGATAATATTAATGAGTTGAAGCACGAAGTAATTGCTTTCTTGTTAGAAAAGTTACACCTATATAATCAAGATAAAGGTAAAGCCTATTCATATTTCGGCACTATTGCAAAGAGATACCTAATTGTTTATAACAATAATAACTATAAGAGATTAAAAGGAAAAGCACCAGTAAATGAAGTTGATACAGACAAAACTATTACAAACGAACTCTTACTAACTCAGCCCGATTATTTTCAAGAAGCTAATTTTATTGATATTTTCATTAAGAAAGTAGATGACGACCTTTTAGAGCTTTTTCCAAAACCGCAAGAAGCTAGAGTAGGAGACGCTATATTAGAGCTTTTTAAACGTAGAGAGAGTATAGATATTTTTAATAAGAAAGCGCTCTTTATATACATAAAAGAAATTACAGATGCACCTACCCCTATCATTACCAAGGTAATAAAGGTATTAAAGGAGATTTATAAAGATATGCTCAACGAATATCTAGAAGAGGGAACGGAAGTCGACATTTTCTCTCATTAGCTATTTATTTAAAATAGTACCATGAATCTTGATTTTGAATTATACGACGGAAAAAAGTACTCTGACCTAGTACAGGATATTATAAAGAACCATAAAACCAAGCAAACTCAACTTAAAGCCCTAACCGGTCAATTAATTGAGATGGTTGGTGAAGAGGTTGGAAATGCTGTTATAGTAGTTCCCTTAATTAAGGAGTATCTAGAGATAGAAGTTAAAAATGACGATGCTCTCGTAAAGCTAGCCTCTATATTACAGAAGGGCGGGCAAGCATCTGATGGCGCCGATAGTGCTTTTAGTGATAAAGATCTTGAATTATTGTTTAGTGATATTCAGAAATCTACCGTAGAACCTCTCCCAGAAGTAGAAATAAAGCAATTACCAAACATTAAGTAATCATGGGATTAAATCCATCCTTTGTTAATCAGATGGCTGATGCAGCCACCCATGCTACAGACCCAGGTATTTCTATCTACCTCTTAGCTAGAGTAACTCATATTGTTAGAGGCCCTTACTTACAAAATACAGATATAAAAGACGCGTACTACCGTAATCCAACAGATTTAGGTACTATTACGTATGAATTAATAAACACAGCACAAAATAGTTCTGCACAGAGCGCTGGTAATCCTCCCGCCAAGCCTGTATATTCTTCTTTAAAGCAATATCCTTTAGAAGGTGAATTTGTTTTAATATTACAAGGACCGAGTATAGCGATGAATGAAAGTAGAGATAGTGCAGATTATTTCTACCTACCTCCTTTTAATTTATGGAATTCGAGTCAACAAAACGCCTTACCTGATTTAGGAGATTATAGTAATTATGTTAATGCAGCTGTAAGATCGTATCAACAGAGCGTTATTGCTGGTCAACCTAATAATTTATCAGCAACAGGTTCATCAGAGTATCCCTTAGGTCCTGATTTTGTAGAGAAAGGTAATATAAAAACTTTAGAGCAGTTTGTAGGGGATGTAACAGTAGAGGGTAGATGGGGTAATTCAATTAGATTTGGATCTACAAGTGTTAAAAAGACAGCTAACTACTGGTCTACTGATAATCAAAATCCCGGTAATCCAATTACTATTTTAAGAAATGGACAAGGTAGACAAGATAATGACATAGCATGGTTTCCTATTATAGAGAATATAAATAGAGATCCTTCTTCTATCTATTTAACTAACGGTCAGAAAATTATAATTGATGACATTAGTAATAACTTTAGTTTAGCTAGTTTAGGAATTACCTTAGAAAGAACTAATACAGTTTCTATACCAATTCAACAGCAATTAACAAGTATAGATACTATATCACCAGCTGAACAAGATCAAAAAATAAGTAATAGTAATAAGTAAAAATGTATACTCCTCAATTTCCATATTTAGGTAATCAAGTAATTATAACTTCAGGAAGAGTTACACATCACTCTTACGATGATTTTATATTCCTATTTGGTAAAAAAGGCGTATCCATTTCATCTCCAGCTACATTTACTGTAGATGCTAATGAAAGGACTATTATAGCTTCACCTAAAATTGAATTAGGATACCAAGCACAATCAAAGGGAGAGCCGGTTTTATTAGGTAGTACAACTGTAAAGCAGTTAGGTGATTTATTAATAGCTCTTCAAAGTATGAGTGATGCAATAAACAAACTAGCAGTAGGATCTACAGATCCTGCTATTGTTGCTATAAAAACAACCTCAGGCGTTTTAAGTGATACAGCAAAGACAGTAAACAGAAATTTAAATAGTATATGCTTATCTAAAAATACATACACTAAGTAATGGGAACAAGTAAAATAGCAGAATCAGTAGGTACAGTAGTCGGTACTACAGCAAATCTTGTTGGTAAGATGCAAATCGGTATCAATAAAGTATTATGGGGTAGCGCTAATACTCCTGCCGGCGGAACCGTTAAGTATGATACTGTATCTGGATCTTTACAATATACCCCTAACACATCCACTCCTCCCACACCCCCTAAAGCTACTTTAATAAACTCAGGCTTATTTAATGCAATGGATGCTTTAAATAGTGTAGACTTATGTACCGTAATGACTTACGTTACAGATACTATTAGCGTAAGAAAGAAGCCTAAATCACAGAGAGCACAACAACCTACAGCTGCCCAATCTGCATTATACGCCTTACAAGATAAAGCAGAATTAGTACAGACTTATATAGATAAGTTTACTGCCTACCCTAATATTTTTATAGGCTCTTATTTAGGGACTGGTCCAAATGCAGTTCCTGTACAGCAAGCAGTATCGCAATCTAACGCACCAACAGAAGGAGGTTCTGAAGTACAGAAATATAATATGTACTTCTTAATGCAATCTATTAGAGATACCTTCACTTTTAATAGCCAAAGCACTAGCTCCTTATTTACTACTGAGGACGCTACACTACTAACAACAGTTCCAGGACTTGGCGGTAATTTAAATATAATAGACGACTTTATAGGAACAATAAATAAGTATAGTGATTACAGGCAGATTCCGAATATAGAAGTACAAAAGCTTATAAGAAAAATAACAATTATACGTACGGTATGTGTTACTATTCAAAATCTTGATTTTAAAAGCGCCTTAGCTTTAACTGGTAATTTCCTAAATACCGATATAAGAGCTCAAATACAGCAATTAAATAAGTTTGTTGATCCTACCAGAATCATACCTACCCTAAAAGATATTAACTCCTCTCTCCAATCCTTTATTAAGATAGGAAGACAAATTCAAGGTATGCTAGCTACAGGTCAGTTTTTAATTAAACTAGCTTTATTATTTTATAAAGTATTTAAGTTTATAATATACTTCTTTGATATATTACCTATACCTTTAATATACAGTACTTCCGGCCAGCAATCTAAAATACAAGATAAAAAAGATGCTGCTAAAGACGAGACAGATGGCGTTTCTAAATTATTAAAATCTATAAATGCACTACTATCCGTACTATTATCTTTCATAAGGTACGTTTTAGTAAATGCAAATGAGTTACTATTTAGATTAGATACTTTACTTAGAACCTTAGAGGGATGTGAAGCAGTTAAAGATTCTGATGTAATCTACCAACTCAATCAAACAAGATCTGATTTAGTAAATCTAAGAGATCAACTTGCCACTTATGTAATTCAGTACGATTCAAAAACAAATCCAAATACTGCAATGTTCGGTAAGTACGATATTAGAGTAGTAGATGAAGAAGTTACTGATAAATCAATTCAAAACAAACGTAGAAGAGGCGTTGCTTTAGATCAAAGCGGGTTTATTGTAGCTCAATCCGACCTTACCTTTGCAACAAATACCGCCGTAATCATAGCAGAAGTACAGCAGCAATTATTAGCACTTAAATTAGTTCAACCTAATCTAGGTAGTGCAGATAGTATAAATTTATCTATTATTAGTGATTCCCTTAACTACTTGGATAGCAATGACGTATTAAGTAATGATTTAAATATTACACCTACTCAATTAGACTCGGCTGATAATCTAGATGAAACTCAAGGGTTAGGCTTAAACGCATTTATTAATAACTTAAAAGGTGGAAAAGCTCTAAGACAGAGAACTAAAGCAGCTGTTGAAGATTCTACCAAGCAAGTAAAAACTCAAATATCTAACGAAGTGACAACTTCTACACAAACCTTAAATCCTAAATCCTAATAAAAACAAGTAAACAAAATATTTATAACATATGGCAAATTTAGATGCACTTAGAAAATTAATTCGCGAAGAAGTAAAGGCTGTGTTCCAAGAGGAACTTGCCGGTATTCTGAAAGAAGCAATTATGGCTAACAAAGGCCACCAAACTATTACAGAATCTACAAGACCTATATCAAAATCAACTGTTCCTGCTACTATGAACAGATCTGTACCCAAGCCTATCGCCCCTATATTATCCCCAGGGAATCCATTAAATAGCCTTCTTGCAGAGACTGCTCGATCTATGACTATGGATGAATTTGGAGATTTAAACGGAGAGGGAGTAGAGAGAGATGTTCCTATTGTAGAGTCAGTAGGTGATATGTTTGCAAATTCAAGAGGAAGTTCAAATTTAGAAGCAATTCAAATTAATGCAGTTCCTAACTTTTCTCATATGATGGAAAAAATGGGCATAAACGAATAGTATAAATGGCGTATAATTTAAAACAAATAAACGTACTCGATTTAAGACCTTCTACAGGTATTGGAGTCGCTTTGCCGTTTAATACGCCTGCTGTTTTCCAGACAGTATATACAACAAGGGAGCAATTAAAGTATAATATAATTAATTACCTCCTAACAAATAACCGTGAGAGATTATATAATCCAAATTTTGGTGCAAATATAAGATCTTTATTATTCGAACAAATAAGTGTAGACACTTTCGATACTTTAGAGGTTCAGATAAGAGCAGGACTAGAGCGTTACTTTCCAAATATTACGATAGTAACTCTATCTGTATCCGGAAACCCTGATGAGAATTTAATGACAATTGAGTTTTCGTATAAAATAAATAACAGTAGTGAATCTGATAATGTAATAATCAATCTAAATGGCTAATAAAGACATAAAATATTTAAATAAAGACTTTAATACCTTTAGAGAAGCGTTAATCGAGTATGCTAAAACATACTACCCTAGTTCGTATAATGACTTTTCTACTTCCTCTCCTGGAACTATGTTCATTGAGATGGCAGCCTATGTAGGGGACGTATTATCTTTCTATCTTGACAATCAAGTACAAGAAAACTTTTTAGAGTATGCAAAACAAACCAATAATCTTTTTGCATTAGCTTATATGCTCGGGTATAGACCTAAAGTAACCTCTGCAGCAATTACAACTTTAGATGTTTATCAACAAGTGCCTGCTTCAGGCTCTAGCTACGCTCCTGATTTTAATTATGCTATGACTATAGCTGAAGGTATGCAAGTTAAGTCAAATATAAACAATTCTAATTTCTTCTACTGCCCTAATACTATAAACTTTAATTTATCTTCTTCTATAGATCCAACAGAGACATCTGTATATACTACATTAGGGGGTAATCCAAATACGTATTTATTAAAGAAATCAACTCAAGCCTTATCAGGCCAAGTAGTAACAACGACACTAAACTTTGGTGCTGCTGAAAGGTTTCCAATAAGGACTATTCAAGATAGTAATATAATAGAAATTTTAAGCGCTTATGATAGTAACGGTAATAGATGGTACGAAGTACCCTATCTAGCTCAAGATTTCATCCTAAGCCCTGTTACAAATACAGCCTTAAATTACCCTCAACTATATCAAGAAGCTAACGAAGTTCCTTACGTTTTAGAAAGAATCCCGGTACCTTATAGGTTTGTTTCTAGATTTACAACAAATTCAACTTTAGAATTAGAGTTTGGTGCAGGTATACAATCCGCTTCCGGATCTATTCCAAATCCATTTAACGTAGGTATTGGAACAGTTAACGGTATCAACCTATTAAACACCGCCTACGATCCTACAAACTTTGTAGCTAATAGTTCATACGGCGTTGCTCCTTCTAATACAACCCTAACAATTACCTATCTTACAGGTGGTGGAGCTAGCGCAAATGTAAATACAAACGAACTAACTCAAATTACTCAAGTAACTCCCTCTTTCAGTAACCCAACAAATCCAGTTACAGCAGCTCAAATACAAAGCACTCTAGCAACTAATAATGCAGTACAAGCTGTGGGAGGCGGAGATGGAGATAGTCCTGATGCTATTAGATTAAATACCCTCGCTAAGTTTCCTTCTCAAATGAGAGCAGTTACACAACAAGATTATTTAGGAACAGTATTAGGTATGCCACCTAAATTCGGTCAAGTAGCAAAAGCTTATGTAACTAAAGATAGCGCTATATTTGCAGAATACTTAAGGGGAGAACCTGGAGAGAGAGATCCTCTTGCTACTTCCATTTACTTATTAAGCTATAATACAGATGGTACTTTTACCGTCCCTAAAACTGCCTTACTAAAGAACATACAAACCTACTTAGAGGATTATAGAATGATGACAGATACTATCCTCTTAAAGCCGGCTTATATAATTAATATTCAAGTAAATTTCGATGTCGTATTAAGACCCAATTACACATCTAGAGAAGTATTAAATTCATGTATAACTCTCTTAAAAGTATTCTTTAGTAGAGAAAATTGGCAGGTAAACCAACCAATTATCCTTTCTGAAGTATATACTCTTCTTGATCAAGTAGCAGGTGTACAGACGGTACAGAAGATAACATTAAATAATATAGCAGGCACATCATCAGGTTATTCTCAATATAGTTACGACATATCGGCAGCAACTCTGAATGGTACAATTTATCCTTCACTAGATCCAAGTATCTTTGAAGTTAAATACCCAGATACAGATATTCAAGGACGCGTAGTAACAATGTAATAAAATGGCAGTATATAAAATATTCGCATCAGCAGATGCAACAATTTACTCTAGATACCCGGTAAAAAATACCGGGATAGATCCTATATTAGAAGTATCTGTTAAAAATTCTCAAGACGGTACGAGATTCTTGTATAGAAATTCTATAACAGAAAATCCCTACTACACTTATGATTTAGCTGCTAACGGCAATTCCGATATTTCAGATGCTTTTTTTCCTTCAAGTGATATTAGAAGAGCTGTATTGCAGTTTTCAGATCAAGATATTAATAGATTAAAGTCTTTCGCTTCGCAATCAATTAGCGGTTCCTACGAAGCAAGCTTACAGTTAAGCTTAGCTACAGCGCAAAACTTAAGTACAACATATTCGCTTGACGTATTTCCTATCTCTCAATCATGGTCAATGGGTACCGGTAGATTTGCACAAGTACCTCAATCTGTAAATGGAGTTTCTTGGCTGTATACAGGCCCTTCTGGAAGTTCCGCGCCATGGATAGAAGATTCTTTCTTTTGGGGCAATATAGATTTACCTAAATGGGAGAGTGCGAGCTTAATTTGGAACTACAATACTACTTCTACATCTTCCTATTATGTAACAGGAGGCGGTTCCTGGTACGACTATATCGAAGCAACACAGAGCTTTGACTATATGTCAAACAAAGATATGAATGCAGACATAACTGACATTATGTCTAATTGGTTCTCAAGTTCAATTCCTAACTACGGTGTAATTGTAAAACATCCTCAAGTAATTGAAGAAGATCCTAATGCATTTATAGACCTAAAGTTCTTTTCTGTAGATACCCATACAATATACCCTCCCGCTATTAGCTTTAAATGGGACGATTCTTACTATTATCCACAAACTACTAATTATGTTTTAACAAATCAAGTTACTGTAGTAGCGGCTAACAACCCAGGTCAATTTACACAAGACGAAATTTACAAGTTTAGATTAGCTACTAGATATACTTACCCTCCAAGACAATTTACTACATCTTCAGTGTACTTAACTAATTTAATTTTATCTGAAAAGACTTATTGGGGATTGCAAGACGTTAAAACAGGGGAAATGGTAGTTGATTTTGACGAACAATATACAAAAATTAGCTGCGATAGTGTAGGAAACTACTTTACTTTATATACTACCGGATTAGAGATTAATAGATTTTACCGTCTCCTAGTTAAGACGAGTATCTTTTCTACAACGTTTGGACCTCTTTCACTATATGATAACGAACAATCCATCTATAACGCACTATCCTTATACGCAGCTGAAGATCTAGCCTTATTACCAGCAGAAGAAGTTATATACAGTGGTCAGAATTTAATTTTTAAAATTGTAGGATAATGTCACAACAGGTTCAATTAGTAAAAGAAGCTTATGGACGTAATACTTATACAAGAGTAATCGATACCTCTTTTAATGAATTATATACCCCAGTTACTGCCTCTGTAGGAATATCACAGCAAGTAACAGTTGAAGCGTTTTTTGATACCTATAATGATTTATTTTTTCAAATACCTGCTACCGGTGAAATGAATTCACACGAGTATCTTGTAAAGAGAAGTGGAGAATATTTAGGTGGTGGAGTTTTATCTGACAATGAAAAGGCTTATATTGAAGAGATAAACTCTTTAAGACAGCAATTGTTAGAGGCAAATACAAATTATTTGAATTTAACTAATATAGTATAATGGAAGTAGTAGATGTAAAGTACATAGGATCTAATGATCAATATCAAACATACGCCCCCTCAGATGTATCGCTGATAAACACTGTACTAGTTGCAGGAAATTATGGCGCTCCAAATGATTATATTGAGTATTTCATAAAGGATTTAGGCGGGTCAGTTTTAAGCAGTAACTACTATGCAACTCAATATCAACTTGATAATAGTATCGTAGACCCTATTACAGGAACAACAACGCAATTATACTTGGATCCGGAAACGGATGCTAAAACAGCGGGATATAATAGAGGTGTGGTTAATGTTAAGTATAACTTTTTTGCAAAGCAATTAATCTCTGCACCTGATCCAACACAAAATTTCTGGATTAAAGAAATTTCTACTACTAGAACTGAAATTAAAGTCGCTAGACAGGATCTATCTAACACTCAACTCTCTAATGCGTTTAATGAGTTTAACGCTGCATTATCTGCTAACCCTTACTACCCTACTTTTTATCTAAACTTTGGTGCAGATATTCAAATTATAGGAGTTAACGCTGTATATGTGGAAGAAGAGGGTAGTGGGTACGTTATATTTAAACTATACGAACCCTTACCTACACAGTTTGATATTAAATCAATTTTTTGGGTAGTTACTCAAGTAGCAGAACCTGCCGAATTTAACGTATCTATAAATGTTACTCCAGAAACAATAACCGATACCGTTCCTGCAAAAGGACCTAATTTTAAAGTAAACGCAAAAAATAAGGTAGGTCAAACTACCCCCTATTACTCTTATGAATCCCTAATACTTACTTCTGTAACTTCATCTTATCAACAGTTGAAGTCTATGATGGACGAAAAAGGAATTCAAATTAACGTAGATTATGGTAGCTTTGAAAACTTTATACACTTCTCCTCTGCAACTGAAAGACTCTATAACTTTGTTTACAAAGTACAGTTAATAGAATCATCATCAGCAGGTTTAGCAGCAACTAATACCACTACCGCTAAGGTTTTATTACAAAATCAGATCAATACTACCATTACTAATTTTGACGGATACGAATATTATTTATATTTTACCTCTGAATCAACTGCATGGCCTAAACAAACAAGCACTCAGCCCTATAATTTATATTCCGTAACATCTTCTCAAGTTACAAACTGGCTAGGTAATGTTAGTACCGTTCCTACAGCTACTACTATGAGTATGTATTGGTCAGCTTCTTATTATGATGATCAAAACAAAGACTTATTATTACATGCAACACCTTCTTATATAACAGAAGACCCGTCTAATGATCCTTATCTACTTTTCTTAAACATGATAGGACAGCATTTTGACAATATTTGGATTTACCTAAAAGATGTAACCAATCACTATTCTGCTGAAAATAATCCTTTTGTAGGTATTTCAATGAGTCAAGTTGCAGATGCGCTAAGAAGCTTTGGTATACAGTTGTACACTAATACGAGTATTACTGATAATATTTATTACTCTCTATTTGGTTTAAATCAAACAGGGTCAGCCTTACCGGTTACTTCAAGTCAATATGCTACCGTTAATGTAGCTAGCAGTAGCTTATATCCCCTATCTGGAAGCAAGTATTTAAGTGCTTCTTTATCTTTACCTCCTTTCGGCGAAGAGAAGATTAATAGGTATGTAATCTCTTTTGTGACCGGATCAAATCCATCTTCAAGCTTTGCGACCTTACCTGCATCACAAGTAACAAATGAAATTTATAAGCGTCTATACCATAATCTTCCTTACTTATTAAAAACAAGAGGTACAGAAAGAGGTGTTAAGGCTTTAATTACTACTTTCGGTATCCCTAGTAATATTTTAATTGTTCATGAATACGGAGGTTATGACATTTACGAGGTTGCAGGTATTCAGCAAATAAGTGATACTAAAATCATAACCGGAAGTGTATTAAATATTTCTAGTAGCTTACTTTCTCCCTTTACAACTACTCAGTACTATCAGAATAATATAGATAAGAGCTCTAATGATTTAGAGATTGGATTCTCACCAGCAGATTCTATCAACGCTAGTATTACTTCCTCAGGATATGTAACTTCTTCTACCGAACCCGGCTACTTTAATATCATGCAGCTTATTGGTGCACCCGATTTACAGTATTCAAGTTCTTATATTCCACTTGTTAACTTAGCTAACACCTATTTTAATGCCGAATATACAAGTAAGTATAATGTTTGGGATTTTATTAGAGTTATAAAGTACTACAATAACTCCCTATTCAAGATGTTGAGAGATTGGGTACCAGCTAGAGCTTCAGTTTCTACTGGTATTGTAATTCAATCTCACATACTCGAAAGAAATAAGTATCCGAGACACGAACCTTCCTATACGGTACTTTCTGGATCTGCGAACATTAAGATGGTTTATATAACCGGATCTGATGGAGGTGCAGTTCAAGGAAATACTTACTACGTAGAAGCAATACCGGTACAATATCAATCAAATTCAATATACCTAGGGAATTCACCTGGAACTATTTACATGAGTTCTTCTACTAATATTCAAAAATACACAGGAGAATTCAGTGGCAGCACTATTAACACCGATGTTAACACGTTTACGCAAGACGAAGTTTCATCTTATATTTACCCATGGACTTCTTCCGTAGCTCCTTCACAGCATGGAGGTAGTAATATTATGTTTTTAACCTATTCCTTAAGTCCGACACTTAATAATATTACGGGATCTGTGATATCTCAAAAGTTTTTTGATCTAGACTATAATAACAATCAGATAGTGCCCGTTAATTTCGGGTTAGTTACACAGTCTATGGCTAGAACTCAAATAATAGGCGCAGTCTCTCAAAGTACACAGCCCTATTCTCAGTACGCACAGATACAAGACTACAACTATAACCTACCCTCAACAGTAAGTATTCGTTACAGTGGTTCATACTTACAGGGATATGCATATAACACCTGGACTCCTGGTGATATTTCTTATGCTAATGACCCTGTAATCAATTATTATAGCGATAAATTAGGACTTTTCACACAAATTCAATCAAGCTCATTCATACCTGGTGCTGTAAATGCTACTCTAGCTTATTTAGCTGATGTTTCAGGGGGTTTATTTGAATTAAACCAAAATAACAAGCATTGGGTTGATGTTCAAAACATATTTGTAGAAGGTACCTCACTAACAGTCAAGCAATTCGACAATAAAAAATATAGTAATCAAGTAGCAACAGACGGCGTTAAAACTATCTACAATAGCGGATACAATTATACTCCAGAATTATACTTTGATACAGCTAGCGACAGTAAACTTTACTTTGCATACAATGGAACTCAAACAGGTATATCTCTTTTAGTAGAAAACCAAGCTAATTTCTTTATAAGCGGGTCTGGAAGTCCTCGCTATCTTGCAACTCCTATTGTAAGTACAGGAATAGGCACGTCTAGCGGCTACATTTACAATATTTTTGATGATGTAGTAACAAATACATCCAACTACTATGTAACCGGAAACCCTAATATAAGTTCATTCCCTACATTCTCCGTACCCTACGCAGGCGTTAGAACTTTTACTACAGCCCTTAGTATAAATGTTGAGTTTCCTACGACAGCTCAAGAAGTAACTTATAGTTACAGTGTAGCTAAAAACGGAACCGTTATACCAGGAAGTACTATCACAAGTCAATTTAAATCCCTTATAGTAGCCGGAGGGTATATTAACGGTCTGATTGATAGAATTTCTCCAAATCTTAACAATACTACCTGGGATGGGAGTTCATCTCTAGTTGCAGGTCCTTATACTTACTATGGTCCGTTTACTCTAACTACAAATGGCGGCAGCCCCGTAACTATCGGTACCGATAATAGTACGTATGTTACTGTTGGCGCCTATAATTATACAAGTCAACCTGGAAATGTACCGGCAAACGATGTATTTGTAAGCGCTAGAAGCGTAGACTTAACAGCCTCTCTTAATTTAGTAGGAAATATTAATGCCACTGTATTAGACGAGATTCCAACATCTGCAGTTGCAGTTTCACCTGTCAGTAACTTAACTACTACTTTAAATTTAAATTCAAGCGTCAATGACAGCTTTTCTGCAAACGATAAAGTAACTTTCCAACTACGTCAGATAGTTACCGCATCAAGCGCAAATTTTACAGCCTCAGTTTCGCCAGGCTCTCTAACAGTAGCCGAGTCTGTAGCCGAAGGTAGTTATGCTAATGCTTCTGCTCCCTATCTCGTTGATTTTAATAATATTGGTGCTTACGGATTTGTTACTATGAGTACTGATATAAGTAACTTCTATAGCTACCAGCAAGTACCCTATTTTGTATCAGGGGGATCAACCTATTCAAGTAGTTTATATAAATTTTACGGAGATATTAACACATCATTCCTACCTCAACCCTACGATAAACTCATACTAGAAGATGTAAACGGATTGGTGCAAAATTTAGACATTTACAGCTCTAGCTTTAGCGGAAGTAACTTAGTATTACAAACAGTTCCTACTATTCTACCAAGCTGGGAATCAAATACTAGCTTAGTTAAGAAATTTCTTCTTCTTAGGAGATTTGAAGATGAGCAGAACGTAATAATAACATATATTAAACCTTCAGGCCAAACATCTTACGGGTTTATAATTCCAGATACTATTAATCCCGAGGTACTGACCAATATTAATACGCTACAAGCCGCAGTACAATCACAATTATTATCAAATCAAGCAAACAGCGGTATAAGCACGCCATAGGATAAACTAAAAAACTTTTAATTTTCAAACTATTTATAAATAGAAAAACAATAAAACATGGGATATTTAAGTAACACATCGGTTGTTGTAGACGCTATTCTAACCAATACAGGTAGACAGTTATTAGCGCAGAACGACGGTTCATTTCAAATCACGCAGTTTTCCTTATCAGATGACGAGGTAGACTACACTCTATACAACCCGAATCACCCTTCAGGATCAGCGTTTTATGGATCGGCAATTGAAAATATGCCAATTATTCAAGCTTTTCCTGAATCTAATGAAATTATGAAGTATAAGTTAATTACTCTACCAAGAGGAACAGCTAAACTTCCAGTAATCTCTGTTGGGTATTCAACAATCGTACTAAAGCAAGGTTCATCACTTTCTCTTACACCTCAAACATTGAATTATTTAGGTGCAACTTCTACTTTCGAACAATCTGGATACGTTGCAACAATAGGTGATGTGAGAACAATGTCTGCATTTAACGGTGTTGGTATTAATACACCTAATGCAACTGCTTTAAACGCAACAGGCACTACTACAGTAGGTACAAATGTATCAAAAACTGTTATTGGTACTACAATTAACATGACAGGTACAACTGTAAACACGTTATTTGGTAGCAACAGTACTTTATATACTACCTTAACAATCGTAGGACGTGATTCAGGTGCAAGATTATTCATCCCAGTACAAATAACTAAAGTAACACAATAAGAATATGTCATTTACACAACTAAATCCATCAGATTTTGTAGTAAGTTCTGATTCGATTACAGCTCCAGCCTGGAGTTCTAACGTACCAACACTAACTACCTTCTATACAGCTTCAGCAATAGCTACCTCTACAATAAGTGCAGGCGCTTATTACTTAAATGTGTACCAATCTGCAGTAGGAGCAAACGGATCTGTAGTTCAATTCGCAGTTGCTTACGGTAATTCAAAAGGATCTGGCTCTCAATGGTTAAACGCACTAGTGCCAGGTGTATCTCCTTCACTAACTACTTATAATCAATATGCTACCCTAGTATATGGTCCCACAATTTCCGGTTCTCAAGGATTTAACTTTGGCGGTCAAGCTACAAATGCTCTAGATATTTGGGCTATTAATGTTGATAGAAATAGATATAAGCAAAGCTTAATGCCAGGTACATTTAATTTAAGTATTTCAGGATCAGCAGGCTTAATCACTATTTGCGATGATAGTAACGACGTAACGACAGTTAATTACTTGGATTGCGGTAGAGTATTTAACTTAGTTTCCGGTTCATATGGTAAAGCAATTAGCGGAACTGCTCTTAACGGTATTGCACCAGGTTATACAGCATCTGGATCTTATGGATTATTTTTACCTGATATCGGGACAATAATTTTAAATCCTAGTGCACTTGCCTTACCTATACTTAACGGAGGAGTTAGTATAACCGTAGATCGCCAGAACTATGGCGCTATAACGCCTGCAGCTTCTGCTTCTTATACTTCTGCCAATAATACAATACTATATCAAGCTATTTCTCAGAGTGCAACATATCCTGCTTCATCTACAGTATTAACAGGATCTGCTTTTCAATTAAACTCACAGGAAACAGTTTCTTCTGATTACGTTTTTGTAAGAGTAAACAATGCAGAATACAATTATTCAACAAACCCAACTTTCGTTTCTGGTTCAACAGGAGCTGTTCTTTATCAAACAATGATTTATAGCCCACAAACCTTTGTAACAACAGTTGGATTATATAATAACAATAGTGAGCTTTTAGCAGTAGCTAAATTATCACAAGCCTTAGTTAAAGACTTTACAAAAGAAGCATTAATTAGAGTTAAGTTAGATTGGTAATAATAAAATAAAATGAGTAGAGCGTCAAATAGCCTTTTAATTTCTGATGTTACCGCTACTCCCATTAAACTTAAATACTCCGCTTCTTATAGTAACACTACTATATGTAATTCGGGCATTTACGCACAAAGTGGGTTAAATGGCCCCGTTACAGTAACAGGATCAATACCGCAAAGAACCTTGCGTTACTGGTCTATTAGGCATTTGTTCTATTCTAACTTCTTAACTAGCTCCTATCAAATATCAGGCTCTTCTGCTGATAACTTCTTACAATCTACAGCAGCTTCCGGAACATTTGAAGGTAATACTACGCTATCAGCATCAGCCGATATTCGCTCTTTTCCTACAGCATCCAATTCTAAGATAAAAATTATCAATATACCTAAGAGTAGCTATGGAGAAAAGACTTCTAGAAAGAGTTTTTTCTTAACTGGTAGCTCTTACTCTATAGCAGATGACGGAAACGGAAACGTCTATGATACTGCAACAAACGCACACGTAGGTAATATTATCTACCCTCAAGGATTTGTGATTATTACTAACCCGGATTACTATTGTGCTATGGATGGTGGACCCTTTACCTTCCCCAAATCTTACATCTTTGATATAACACAATCTGTTAAGTCCTTTAACCCTATTACAGATGCACAACCAGATTGTGCTCCAGTAAATACAGCTTCTGTTGTACTTTACCCGTATAGAGACTTCCAATTTCCAAGCTCTAGCATTGCCTCAAATGGCACTATTACACTTAGCGAATCAGACGTACTGACAAATGTAGTAGGTACCTATAAAGACTACTATACTGTAAGCTCAACATACTGTGCATCTTCAGATAAAGAACCAATTACAGTTCAAATTACGGATTGTGTTGTTAGCGGTTTAACGGTATCGTTAGTTAGTAGTACTTCAACTACTGAAACTTTATTAGTTAGAGCAAGTACAGTAGGGGTAAGTAATAGTGCATTTAGTTTACTATATAGTACATTATCGACCCCAAGTGCTAGAATACAACCGACAGATGAAAATGGAAATTTGGTTGGATCTGTTACGAGAGATCAGCTACTTGGCGGATTTACTATAGTTACTCCTCTCACAGTAAATACAATTTACGCTTCCAGTTTAGATCCTATATGTAATACAGGAGCTTCTACAGTAGCACCAGGTGTTCCTACACCTACACCTGCACCAACAGCTACACCTGTACCAACTGCTACACCTGCACCAACAGCTACACCTGTACCAACAGCTACACCTACTCCATTACCAACAGCTACACCTGCACCAACAGCTACACCTCTACCAACAGCTACACCTCTACCAACAGCTACACCTACTCCATTACCAACAGCTACTCCTGTACCTGTACCAGTGTACTATAAACTTGATTTAGCTGCTAATGTTCCCGCTAGCATGTCTATTGTAATACAAAAACCTTCAGGATCAGCTACTACTAGCAGCTATTTCTTCTCTAGTTCTATAAGCGGATCAGTCAGCGCTATACCTGGAGACTATGTAATCTTTAGCGGATATAATAGTGGAAGCTCATGGCCACTGACCGGTATCTCTACCATGACCTTAAGTATTACTGGATCTTCAAATACATCTAGCATATTTACCACAACAGATAGCGGTAGTTTATTAAGTTTAGGAACTTATTTAACAGGATCTTTTACCGGATCTTTATCAGGAAGTGTAATAACTACATATACGCCGCCCACCCCAACACCTACTCCTACAGTAACTCCTACTCCAACACCTACACCTACACTAACACCTACTCCAACACCTACATTAACACCTACTCCAACACCTACTCCAACACCTACAGCAACTCCTAAACCAGTACCAGTTAAATACTCATTATCATTAGACACTATCATTGGGGCTCCAGCTAGTATGTCTATTGTTATTAATAGTCCTTCAGGGTCTGCTACTTCTTCTAGCTTAATGATTTCAAGTTCAATGAGTGGATCTTTAACTGCTTTAGAAGGAGACTATTTAATATTTAATGCTTTTGCTTCTCAAAGTACATGGCCTATTGGTTATCCTACAATGAGTTTAACCTTAACAGGTTCTTATAATCCTGCATCAAGCCAATTTACTACTGATAGAAATACAGTATTAACTAAAGGAACCTATTTAACAGGTTCTTATACAGGTTCTATTACAGGAAGCGTAGAAACAATTGTTCCAATATACTCAATGAATTTAGGCTTCAGTAGTGCTAGCGCCAACGAAGCTTGTAGTAGATATATTATAGCTAATTATACTACTGCATATGGTTATATACAATCTCAAAGCTTACAAAATGGATCACAGATTTATAGCGTATTAAACACACCTTTATCAGTAACTTCTTCTAACGGATATTATTCAAACGGTCCTAAAGTTTGGGTTGCTATTGCCGGTTCTCTTTATGCAGAGTCTATTTGCTTTGCATCTACTCCAACTCCAACACCGAGCCCAACCCCTCCAGGTATTGGATACTTAAGATACACAGGAGCAACTTATGCAAGTAAAGCATTAGCTTGTGCAGATTCAAACTACACACCAGGTGTTACAATGTATTTAAACGATGATATATTACCTGAAGTAAATGATATATTCTATACAGATGTAACATGTACTACAGCATTTAATGGCGGTGGATTAATTTATAAAGTTTCTAAAAATAGTTCAAGATGGGGTATTGAAATCGGTACATTTGGTACTATTTTATCTATTACAGATTGCTCTACTATACCAACACCTACTCCATTACCAACTGCTACACCTGCACCAACTGCAACAGCTACGCCTGCACCAACAGCTACACCGGGTCCTACATATACACCTGTACCAACATCAACACCTGCACCAACTGCTACACCTCTTCCACCTGCAGTATTCTTAATTGATACTACAACTGGTGGAAGCGGTTTAGGTAGATATGCATCAGCTGCCTTAGCTTGTACAAATGGTAGTTCAACTCCTCCTGCTGCTACCAACAAATATACAGCTAACGGAACTACTGTTCCTATTGTAGGCACAACAATATGGTATACAGACTTAGCATTAAGTACAACTTATGATGGTGGATCTTTATATCACAAAGTATTTAGGAGTCCGACTACTTGGGCAGTAGAAATTGGAGCTGCAGGTCAAACCTTAACTGTAGTAGATTGTTCTACTATACCAACACCTACTCCTACTCCATTACCAACAGCTACACCTGTACCAACAGCTACACCTCTACCAACTGCAACACCTACTCCATTACCAACTGCTACTCCATTACCAACTGCAACACCTGTACCGCCGGTAACTTTAGCTTTATCAGTAGGTTGTGATAATACCGGAACTTATTTAGGAAAAGTAACTGCTACATTTAGTGGCGGTACTAATACTGGATTTGAAATACAGGCAGGATATGCCGGAGTATATAGTACTTATACAGCCGTTAATTCACCATTCACAATCACATATCAAGTTGCACCTTACAATGCTTCTACAGGTTTAAGAAATACAACAGGCGGCTCTGATACATTTACAGTAAGAGTAAAGGATTCAAACGGATCGGCTGCAAGCCAAGCGACCAGTATTAACTGTAGTTATCCTACTCCTACTCCAACACCTGAACCAACTGCTACTCCACTACCAACAGCTACACCAAATCCATCCTTAACTCCAACACCCGAACCAACAGCTACACCTGAACCAACTGCTACACCTGAACCAACTGCTACACCGACACCAACTGCACCACCGGTAACCTATACTCAATTTCACGATTGCGCCTTTAATAACTGGTATGTAGTAGGAGTTCAAACTTGTGATGGTCAATCGAATGAAGTATTTAATCAATGCGTATTTAACGATGGAACAACCTTATCACCTTCAGGAACACAAATGTTTAACTTTGTCTGTGCAGATTGTCTATGCCCAGAATAATAAATTTTGAGAATTAAAATAACTTACTTATATTAAAAATAAAAACTGTTATGAAAAAAATAAAAGTACGAGATACTGATAAAATTTTTGTACAATTAGCTAGTTATAGAGATCCACAATTAGTTCCTACAATTCAATACGCCTTAGAAAAAGCAGATCACCCAGAAAGATTAGTATTTGGCATCTGTTGGCAGTATGATGACACAGAAAATCCCAACCACTACGATGGTAATCCTCAATTTAGAGTAAGTAAATTTCATTATTCAGAAAGTCAGGGCTTGGGCTGGGCTAGAAACCAAACAAATCTTCTTTTAGATGATGAAAAATACACTCTTCAATTAGATTCCCATCATAGATTTTTAGAAGGATGGGATACTATGATGATAGAAGACTACGAACAAGCTAGTACTCTTTCTAAGAAGCCAATTTTAACTACTTACTTAACTCCATTCAGTGTAGAAACAGATCCAGGATGTGGATGTCGTCGTGATTCAAGTTTAAATCCTGTTCCGTGTTTAATGTCTCAATATGAATTTAGTTCTGATAAATTACTTATGAGTATGCCATGGTATATTCAAGATTATAAAGAAAGAACTGAAGTTATAAAAGCTCGTACTATAAGCGGACATTTTTACTTTACAGTAAGTAAGTTTGTAAAAGAAATTCCTTATGACCCGGACATTTACTTTGGAGGCTATTGCGAAGAAACTACTATGAGTGTTAGAGCCTGGACTTCAGGATATGACTTTTTTAGTCCATACCGTCAATATATTTGGCATGAGTACACTAGAGAGGGGAGGCCTAAACATTGGGAAGATCATGGAACCAAAAGCGAAACTGATAAAACAAGTGGAGAAAGAGATGCATTTGCTCGAAGTAAAACACGCCAAATATTTGGACAAGAGGATAATGGTATTGACTTAGGTATTTATGGCTTAGGTAAAGTTAGAACACTTCATGAGTATGAAGAGTTTGGAGGATTTGATTTTAAAAATTGCAAAATACAAGAACATACTTTAATAGTAAGAGAACCGCCTAATCCTTTACCTTGGGAAGATCAGTTTATAACTAAAACGTTTAACGTCACTTGTGAATGGGATTTAAACTTTTTCAAAAAACATAAGTTTAAAAATCCTAAATTCTTAACACTAGGCTTATTAACAAAGACAGATGTAGAGGTTTTTAGAAAAGATTTTACAATAGAAGCAGAACCAGACTATGTTAATTTAATATCTAATTCCTACGTAGTAACTGGTAAATCCTTAGATATACCTCAAAAATTAGTTATGTATTTATTTGACGAAAAAAAGCAATGGAGCGAACGCTACGAAAAAAGTATATAATATGAGGATAGCATTTGTAGTAATAGGAAATAGTAGAAGAAGTAATTACTTAAATGGCTTTAATTTAAGGTACGGTAACGGGGGTGGATCAGGAACTGATACAAGTACTGTATTAGTAGCTGAATATTTAGCAAAACAAGGACATGAAGTAGTATATGCTGCCGATAAAATAGATGAAGCACTAAATTTACAGTATAAAGAAAAGGGCATAGAGTATAGACCGGGAGAAGAATTTTACGGTGTTAAATATACCAATAAAGACTTTGAAGGAATACCTAATAAAGAATTTGATATTTTAATTAGTATGTTATGGTTTGAAGCATACGACGAGCTTCCTATTACTGTAACTAAAGCTTTAATATACTGGTCTCATATGCAATGGGTGTACGGTACATTTATTTTTGTAGAGTATGCTAAAAAGTATAATTTAGCTTTAGGGCTTGTACATATATCTAAATGGGAAGAAGAAAAAAATGCAAGCACGTTTCTTTATATACAATCCCAGCATTCAAGCTCTAAAAAAGCTCTAATACCGAATCCAGTATTTGACGAAATTGTAAAAGAAACAAAAGCTAAAAATATAACTAAGCAAAAAGGTAAGTTTATTTTTCATGCTTCATGGCCAAGAGGCGGTAATGTAGCAGCACAAGCTGTTAGAGAGTTAGACATACCTAACAAAGAACTTCATGCTTTTGATTATTTAATGGTAATACATGACCATAGTGATGAATTTTTCCGCAACCATAACGGAGTTGATAAAAGAACTCTATTTAAACATTTAGCAGAAAGCGAATACTTCATTTACCCTCTTTATACTCCATATCAAGATGTTCATAAAGATACCTTTTCTTGTGTAGTAGCAGAAGCATTAGCTTTAGGTGTTATTGTAGTAACCTACCCCTTAGGTGCATTACCTGAAAATTTCAACGATTATTGCGTTTGGTTAGATCCCCCTGAAGGAGCTGACTTTGCTCAAATGCAAACAGAACCCTTATCTAAAGACTTAGAAGGTAAGTTTACTTGCACGGATAACATTGTTGCAAAAATAAATTATTTAGAAGCTAATCCTCAATTAAAAGAAGAATATAGGACTAAAGCACAGGATTACATTTTAGAAACTTTTAATATTGAAAAAGTAGGAAAAATGTGGGTTGATTTTATTGATAGTTTATTAGAATCTAAAAATACAAATGACTTACTTCTTCAAAAGTATGATATAGAACCCAGAGATTACGAAGTAAAGGATTACGATAAAAATCAATCAGCGTTTTTTTACGTGTTTAGACATGACCATATTGGATATGAAATAAAAGCCGGGAAGGTGTGGGAACCTCATTTACATCAAATCTTTGAAAAGTATATAACAAAAAATTCTGTAGTACTAGAAGGAGGATGTCACGTAGGAACACACAGTGTAAAATTATCTATGCTATCAAAGAAACTATACTGTTTTGAGCCTCTTAAAGAATCTAATAGTTTATTAAGAAAAAACTTACAAAGAAACGATTGTTCAAACACAGAGGTGTTCAATGTAGCTCTTTCAGATAGAGAAGGAGAAAGTTATTTTGCATGGATGCCTTTATTTAATTTAGGCGGATCTGGATTAGATAATAATCCGATGGGTATACCTGGATCTGGCGATGTACAGACTACAGAACAAGAAAGATACCCTGTTAAAACAGTAACAATAGATTCGCTAAATTTAAATGAATTAGATTTTATTAAACTAGATGTTGAAGGATACGAGCCTAAAGTAATAGAAGGTGCTCTCGAAACAATTAAAAAATTTAGACCGGTAATTACTCTAGAGTCCTGGTCTAACCATTTCGGACAAACAGATATAGAACATACTAAAAAACAGTTTAAAATACTACTTGATTTAAATTATTCAGTAGAACAGGTAGGTATTTCTGACTGGTTATTTTTACCATTATAAAAAGCTTTTAAATGAAAATAAGGGATTTTTTTCAAAAAGGATATTATATAAATTTAGATCGAAGAACAGATCGTAGAGAGCATTTTGAAGCTGAAATGCGTAGAGTAGGTTTAGAAGGCTTTTTCGAAAGAGTTCCTGGAATTGAAGCGCCAGCCGATATCGGTATGCTTAAACACGGCTACTACGGAGATGTACACCACTCGATTTTAAAAAGAGCCAAAGAAGCGGGGTACGAACGTATAGTGCTTTTTGAAGATGATATGATGTTTTACGATGACGGCGAAACACCGGGTTTAGAACTTGTAGAACGCTCATTAGACCAGTTACAGAAAATTTCAGATTGGGATATTATTTATTTTGGAGGACATCCAACAAGCAGTGAAATTTCTTTAGTAGATGAGAATCTTTGTAAACTAGATAGCGGCGTACTAACCACACATGCTATGGGATATCATATTAGGGGTATAGAAAAAACATTACCTTATGTACCTTATCAGGATAGTGCTATTGACCAATGGCTAGCATGCAGAAGTAGTATTCAAAAATATATGACTTACCCTCTAGCATGTCCTCAAATAGCAGGAGTAAGTGACTTAGATGCTTGGGGTAGTAGCCCTGGTCCGTTGCATTTTGTAAGTACCTACTATAGTTCTAAATATATTAAACAATATTAATTTTATTATATGAATATTCAAATATACCACCACGTTTATTTATGTAACCATTGGAAGCAAGTTCTAATAGAGCAATTATATGCTTTACAAATGTCAGGATTATTTCATAATTGTACAGCTCTTAATATGGGTGTTGTATATCAGGAAGAAAATGACATATCAGATTTTAAAAAGTTAATAGCTGATTATGATATTGAAAATAAAATAAATATACTGTACATTAAACCTAACGATAATCATTTTGAAGGTAATACAGCGGTCTATATGAAAGAGTATTGTGATAATTTAAGCGAAGAAGAGAGCAATTCTACATCTATAATGTACCTACACACGAAAGGAGTTTCCTACCTAGAAGACGATAGCAGACGCTTACCTTGTAAAATGTGGAAAAACTACATGGAATACTTTGTAATTTTTCAATGGAAAGATTGTATAGAAAAATTAAACGGCGAGTACGAATCGTGCGGCTGCGAATGGAGAGAGTCTATGGGCGGACATTACTCAGGAACGTTTTGGTGGATGAAAGCTACTTTAATAAAAAAAATCCCTGCTGAAAGTTTTACAGTCTATTCCCCGTGGACTAGACATTGTGTAGAAGCACTTCCTGGAGTAGTACCTCATAACCGTTATGAATTATTTCAATATAATACAGATCTTCAAAACATAATTGCGTACCCGAGCATATACATTAAATAATGAAAAAAATAGCTACTACACTTGAGAATAACTATATAACCTGTAGGCTTGTCGGCAGGACCGGTAACATGATGTTTCAGCTAGCTCATGCCTACGCTAAATCTTTAGAGTACAATAGACAATTCGTAGCTCCTTTAGGAGAATCTAGTCCATTTCCTTTTAGAGATAATTTATTTAGAAAGATAGATTTCGACATACATTTTACTCCTCAGTCAGATAAAGCCGCTCACATATCTGCTCCTTTTCAATACGTAGACTTAAAACCAGAAGACGATAAACCAACAGTTTTTCTTGGTTATTACCAATCAGAGAAGTATTTTGGTAAGTTTACCGAAGGTGTGCGAACCTTATTTTCACCTCCTATGGAATTTGTTGACAAAGCACTTAAAGCTTATCCATTCTTAAACGATAGTATAGTAGCTGCTATAAATGTCCGTAGAGGAGATTATTTAACTCAACCTACAAGACACCCTGTTATTGGAGTTGACTATATAAAAGAAGCAATTAATCAATTACCTTCTTACGATTATCTATTAGTAACAAGTGATGATATGGAATGGTGTAAAAACCACATAAAAGGCCCTAAAGTAGTTTATAACAATCCAGCTATGTTTTGGGACCACGAAGGAATCTGGTTACTTTCTTTATGTGATCACTTTGTTATTTCCAATTCAACTCACTCTTGGTGGGGAGCTTGGCTTTCTAGATCCAATAATAAAACTGTAATAGCTCCCAGTACCTGGGTAGGACCCGATATTACTGACGATATGACAGACGTCTGGTGTGAGAGTTGGATAAAAATAAATACTGTATACGATAACGGAGTAATTCATCTAGCATGATAAATAAAGAACAATGAATAAGAGAGATTTTATAAATAACTTACTAAAGTATCCAACAGCGTGGTCAGGCCATGGAGAGCTTGCTATAAAATTAGTCAATACTTTCAAACCAAATACTATAGTTGATTTAGGAGTTGATTATGGGTTTTCAACTTTCTGTCTTGCCTATCCTCAAATAGGTACAGTATATGGCATTGATTGGTTTCAAGGAGATGAGCATACCGGATTTCGGGATACTTTTCATTTAGTTACAGAATTGCTTGAAGAAACTGGCCTAGCAAATGTAAACTTAATTAAAGGAGATTTTAATGAAATAGTCAAAGTTTGGAGTAAGCAAATCGATGTATTACATATTGATGGACTTCATACCTATGAAGCTGTTAGCAACGATTATAAAAAATGGTCTAAGTTTTGTACAGAGGACTCTATTATACTATTTCACGATGTAGAATCTTTTCCACATTCTGTAGGAAAGTTTTTCTCTGAGTTAGAAGGCTTCAAAATAATTAAACCAGATTCAGCAGGCTTAGGTATTATTACTCAATCTGAAAGCGTTTTTGAAACCATAAAAAAGGTATTAAATGAAATATGATTATTTAATAGTAGGAGCAGGATTTTATGGATCAATATGTGCTCGAGAATTAACTAATGCTGGTTATAAATGTCTTGTAGTAGATAAACGAGAGCATATTGGCGGCAATTGCTATACTGAAAATAAAGATGACATAAATATTCACGTGTATGGACCTCATATTTTTCATACCTCTAACGAAGAAGTTTGGAAATGGATAAATCAATACGTGACATTTAATAATTTTACCTATAGACCTGTAGCTAATTACAAAGATGAAATTTACTCTTTACCATTCAACATGTGGACTTTTTCTAAATTATGGAATGTTACACATCCTGATCAAGTTGAAAGAATTATAAAAGAGCAAAGTAGTCAAATAAGCGAACCTACCAATTTGGAAGAGCAAGCAATTAAGTTAGTAGGTGTAGATGTTTACGAAAAGTTAATTAAAGGATATACAGAAAAGCAATGGAAAAAACCTTGCAACGAATTACCTAAAGAAATTATTAAACGTCTTCCTGTACGTTTTGACTATGATAACAATTATTTTAATGATAAGTACCAGGGTATACCAATTGGCGGGTATACCCAAATATTTGAGAAACTATTGGATAGTGTAGAAGTAAGATTAGATGTTGATTATTTTAAAGATAAGCTACCTAAACATAAAAAAGTTATTTACACTGGTCCTATAGACAAGTTTTTTAATTACAAATATGGAGAATTAGAATATAAAACAACTAGATTTGAACATCATAGATTGGTTGATAAAAATTATCAAGGAACAGCAGTAATGAATTATACTGATTCAGAAACAACTTTTACTAGAGTTATTGAGCATAAGCATTTTGAATACTCAAAATCGGATGTCACACACTTAACTTGGGAATATCCAACTGAATATAAAGCAGAAGAAACAGAACCTATGTACCCAGTTAACGATGCTGAAAACACTACAAAGTATGAAAAATATAGGAGTTTGGCAGATCAAAAATCTAATATCTTATTTGGTGGCAGGCTAGCAGAATACAAGTATTACGACATGCACCAGGTAATTGCCTCTGCTCTTGAAGCTGTTAAGAAAGAAATGGAAAACAACGTTTCTAAATATTTATAAGCATGGGATTACCAACAACAGCATCAGTACCATATAACTTAGGTCTTACAGCCGAAACCACTATCTACGTAAATGAGGCAAAGTGTAGAGTGCTTGAAAATGACTTCAATTATTCACAAAATCCTACAGCATTTAAGTATATCTCTAGTATTTCAGGAGCTGCCGCAATTCCTTTCTATGCACCACAAAACGGAACAGCTTCTGTAGGTATCATCGTAGATGGAACTCTAGCCGATAACATTACCGGCTCCTCCTTTCACCCTTATGCAACTACAGTAGGACTTTACAATGAAGCCGGTCAATTACTTGTAGTAGGCAAACTTGCAACTCCCTATCCAATCCCTTCAAATACAGATATCACCTTCATAATCAGATGGGATAGCTAGTATAAAATTAATAGTTTATGTCACAAAAATGGTTTATATACGAAGATGGAAGCGTCGTAGAGTACGATTCTGTTGATAAATTTCCTAAAAACTGCATTGGATTTGTGTATAAAATCACAAATATACAAACTGGAAAATTTTATATTGGTAGAAAATCTCTCTATTCAAACGTTAAAAAGAAGCTAACTAAAAAAGAACTTTCCGAATTAAGCGGCCCAGGTAGAAAACCTACTAAAAAGCTGGTCACATCCGAGTCAAATTGGATGGATTACTGGGGGTCTAATAAGGGAATCTTACAGGAAATTAAAGAAGAAGGTACCTCTATGTTTCGTAAAGAAATACTCAAATTCTGCTTTAATAAAAAGCAATTAACCTATTGGGAATTACACTATCAATGTATAAATGAAGTGCTTTTAACCGATAAATCTTACAACGACAATATACTTGCTAAGTTCTTCAGGAAAGATTTGGTAGATTCAGAATAATTTCTTATATTATACGTTAAAGAGTGTACATTAATGGAGCAATCACGTCTAGTTTTAGGACTTTTACATAGCGTTTTAGGTAAATCTAAGCCTTCTACTAAAGGAAATCATGCCTTTCACTGTCCTTTCTGCAAGCATCATAAGCCAAAGCTTGAAATAGATCCAAAGACTGGATTTTATCACTGCTGGACTTGTGAACCTGCTACAAAGGGTAGAAATTTAACGTCTCTCTTAAAGAAAGTACAAGCTACATCGGCACAAGTTGCTGAAATGAGAGGTTATTTTCCAAGCGGTAAGGGTGAGTTGGAGGATAAGAAGTACGAAGTAGTAGAATTACCGAAAGAGTTTAAGACATTTGGTAAAAGTATACCAAATTTAGGAGGTAGACAGGCAATGGCTTACCTAACACAGAGAGGAATTACTTCAGACGATATCATAAAGTATAATATCGGCTATTGTGAGGGAGGTAAGTATAGAAATTCAATTATAATACCGTCTTACGATGAAAGAGGTAGAATAAACTACTTTATTTCACGTTCATTCGAAAAAGATCCAGGAAGAAAGTATAATGCACCGAGTTGTAATAAAAATCACTTAATAGGTCTTGAGTACTTTATTAATTGGAAGGTACCCGTTGTATTATGTGAAGGTATTTTCGATGCGATTGCTTTAAAAAGGAATGCAGTACCCTTATTTGGTAAGACTATACCTGAGGCTTTAATGCTAAAGCTTGTACAGAGTGATGTTAAGACTGTTTACCTAGCCTTAGACAACGACGCTTTTAAGTCTTCGATCAAATATGCACAACAATTGATTAATCTCGGTAAGGACGTTTATTTAATAGAACTAGAAGGTAAAGATCCATCAGAAATAGGTTTTAAAGAAATGACAAAATATTTACATCATGCAAAGCAACTCACATTTAGTGAACTGCTTTTAAAGAAAATGAATTTATGATAGTGGAGCAAAGGTCGCAAGAATGGTTTGAGATGAGAAAGGGTAAGATAACAAGTTCAGAGGTACATAAAATTATGGGTAAGAAAGATCTTACCGACACCGCTAAGACTTATTTACTAGAAAAGGTTTGTGAATTTTACGGAGGGTTTACAGAACCTGCTGTAGGTGCTGCCTTAAATTGGGGTATGGATCAAGAACCTGTTGCTGTAGAATATTATGAAAATATGACAGGATTGAAAGTTGAAAAAGCTTCTTTTATTCCTGCAGGAGATCATTACGGCGGATCGCCAGATGGTTTAGTATTACCTGACGGTATTATAGAAATAAAATGTCCTTATAAATCTGCTAATCACTTTAAACACGGTATGATTAATACTGCAGCTAAGTTTAAAGAGGTAGCACCAGGTTACTACTATCAATGTGTTTCAAATATGATTTGTGCCGATGCAAAGTGGTGTGATTTTATTAGTTTCGATCCACGCGTTCAGGCAGAGTATAGAATGTTTATCTTTAGACTCGAATTAGATGAAGAAGAGGCTAAGGCTATATTAGATAGAATTAAGTTAGCTATTGTATATATGACTGAACTTATAGTAGAAATTGAAGCAGCTAGACCCAAGTTACTTCTCGGTTAGCTATTTATAACTGTATGATTAACCCTATATCAATTGGTAAGAGAATTGCCGAAGCTATTATAAATGAAGCAGGTCCTTGCTTCTACCCAGGTAAATTTAAACCGCCACATAAGGGTCACTACGAAGCTGCAACAGAATTAGCTGGTAGAGATTATATAAAGATGGTATATATTATCATAAGTAAGAAGACAATTGACGGTATTACACCTGAAGATTCTCTTACAATTTGGAATATGTATTTAAAAGCCGAACCTAATCCTAAAATTTCTGTTAGAATTTCTACAGATGAATCACCTATTGTAACTATTATTAATTACTTAAAAGCAAATCCAACTGTAGATCCAGTTTATATTGCTACAGGAGATGACGAAATAGACGACATACAGTACGGTAAAGCCTTACAACAAGACTTTGGCGATAGAGTTAAAACAATTCCAGTACACGAAAAATCAGGTAATATTTCAGCGCCAGCTGTTAGAAATATTTTAGCAAGTGGAGATTTTGAAGCTTTTAAAGAAGCTGTTCCTGAAGCTGCTTATAATAAAGGTGTAGCACCTAAGGTATTTAAAATGTTAGCAACTAAAGTAAAAGGAGATGAACCAAAACAAGCTTAGTACATTAAAAGACTTTATTGCTTTTTGTAAAGGAGAATTAAATATTCAATCTCTACCTAAAATTTCTTTGATTAAAGATAGGTCTTTTGTTGAACATAACAGATCTTATGGCGAATATAATCCTCAAACTAATACCGTAAAGGTATTCTCTTCTGGTAGAAATTTAGCAGATATTTGCCGCAGTCTTGCTCATGAATTATGTCATCACAGACAGAATGAATTAGATATGATCTACGATGAAGCAGGTAATACTGGTACAGAGATAGAGAATGATGCTAACGCTATGGCGGGTATATTAATGAGAGATTACGGTAAAAGAAATGTAGCTATTTACGATTTAACTCAAATGGAATCTTTAAACGAAATAGGGGAAGGTACTAAAGCTTTTCCTTGGCATTTTGATGAAGTAGATGGCGATGGTAATTATTTTTATCTGTTTAGTACAGACAAACATAAGTACGCAGTAGGTGTAGCTAATCTAGAAGACGGTATGTATGAACTAGCTTTTAATACTGTAAATCATCCTGAATTAGACACTAACGAAGGTGCGATGTTAAAGGTAATGTCTACTGTTGTAGAAATTGCAAAAGACTTTATCGAAAGAGCTAAACCCAACGCTATCTATTTTCGACCAATAAAGACTGGAGGACCAGATGATAAAAGACGAGGTAATATTTACGCAGCATATTTAAATAAAAACCTTCCCTCAAACTACAGTTTAATGTCTACGGGAGATGCTTTTAGAGTTATAAAAAAATAAAAAATTGTTATGAGTGGAGAGTTAAAAAAAGAGTTTGTACCTCGTGATGTACAACGGATGAGAAATATACTTACCGGCCAAACTGGCGATAGAACCCAAATCCAAGCGGGTTGGGATAAGAATACACAAACATATAAAGAAGGCGATATTTGGGAAGATAATGGTAGAAAGTGGACCATTAAAAATGGCATCAAACAAACCGTTACCAAGCTCGATGAAATTAAAAAACTAGTAATTCTACCTTTTTCTTGTCCGAATTGCGGTAAATTAATGAAAGTAGATGAATATAATAAGAAGATGTGGGCTATTCATCAGAAGTGTTTTGACTGTGTTATTAAAATGGAATCAGAGATAAAGCGCGAAGGTAAGTGGGATGAATATTGTGCAAATATTATGAATCTTAATAAAAATGCTGAACTCGATGATTTAGAACGAGCTCTAGAGCAATGGGTTACAGAAAAAGATAGCTTCGTTTCAGAAGCAGGTGAGGTAGAGAAATGGAGCGGAGGTGATAAGAAAGACATCTATAAGCAGGTAAAGGAGGAGATTGCTGAACTAAAGAAACGCGATATTTATAAAGGAGAAAACACAGAAAAAAATGTCACAAATTCAGAAGAAAGTCGGGACTAAAAAGAGCATTAAAGAGAATATGATGCCACAAGAAGCTCCAGTAATGAACCAAGCCCCGCAAATGGATATTACTAGTTTAGAGCAAGAACCTCAAATGCAATCATGGGATCACCCGGGATGTGAAGATAAAATAGGTAAAGTATTTGTGGTATTAAAACCAGGACCTCAGTCTTCTATTGAAGATTTAGTACACGAAACGCATGTTTTCGGTACAGGACAATTCGATCCTAACAGTGTACACGGTCTATATGCAGATAAAAACGAAGCTAATTTAGTAGCAGAAGCAGCTCACGCTGATCTTCATAAGCATTTACGCGGAGTAGAAAAGAAAAAAGATAGAGTATTAGACGAGATTGTTAAAAATATTAACAAACTTCAAAAAGCAGTTAACGGTCATATGAATGAAGCTTCTGAAAAACCAGAAGAAGCTGATATGCATCATGAATTAGCTCAAAGAAAAATGAATGTAATTAAAGGTTTACGTGATAAACATAAAGCTGTAAAAGCTGCTAAAAAAGAATTACCTAAACAAGAAGAATAATGAACGAATTTATACAATTAATATCAACTCTATTAGCTTCTAGAACACAAGCTCACATTTTTCACTGGCAAGTTCAAGGAGTTGGTTCAGATGCAGCGCATAGAGCATTAGGAACTTATTACGATGAGATCGTTGATTTAGCCGATGGATTAGTAGAGAGTTTTCAAGGTAAGTACGGTATTCAAAGAGGCTATACCTCACCTGCTACCTTTAAAGAAGACGGACAATTTATAAACTATTTCGAAGCTTTAGCAATGTACGTAGAAACTATTAGAACTAAGATTCCACAAGACTCTTACATTCAAAATGAGATAGATACTGTTGTTAAATTAATTCAAACTACTAAGTACAAACTTATAAACTTAAAGTAATGGTTGAAGCAAAAGGTACATGCTGCGGTAAATGTGGACATGTTCACGTAAAAGGAACATCATGTCCTAAACCCTTTTTAACAGGTAAAAGTCATTGTAGCAGAAGAACTAACGAAATGCATACTATGGCTTACGATGGCGCCGACGAGTTTCACCAAGTACGTGCCGATGTAGAAGAAGGTCTTTGGGCAAACATTAATGCTAAAAGAGCTCGTGGTGAAAAAGGAGCACGTAAAGGCTCAGAAGCTTATAAAAAAGCAGTAGCCGCGGGAAATAAATTAGACGAAGTAGACGAAATAAATGAATACTGTCCAATGTGTTTAGCGGAGTATATAACGGAAAATTACGATAAGCTAAACGAAGCTGAATATCACGGACGTAAAGTATCTCTAGGCAAGCCATTTTTAACTCCAGGCGGACCAAAGAAAAGATCAGTGTATGTTAAAAATGCTAAAGGAAACGTTGTAAAGGTTAACTTTGGTGATCCTAACATGAGAATAAAGAAATCAATTCCTGCACGCAGGAAGAGTTTTAGAGCTAGACATAACTGTAGTAATCCTGGTCCGAGAGATAAGGCAAGATATTGGAGTTGTAGAGCATGGTAAAATTAATAGATATATTATTTGAAATAATAGAAGGAAAAGACGATCGTTGTCTTAGAATTGCACGTCGTAAGTACGATAAACCTTCTGCATACCGCTCTGGTGCAATTGTAAGATGTAGAAGAGGAGAGATTTGGAAAGGGTTAAAAGAAGAGGATTTAGTAGAAGAGAAGGAATCATTACATAAATGGTTTTCTAGAAAAGGAGGCACAGGAAGTGCAAAGGGATGGGTAGATTGTAATACGTGTCGTGAAGTTGACGGTAAGAAAAAATGTAAGCCTTGCGGTAGACAAGAAGGTGAAACGAGAGCAAAGTATCCTTCCTGCCGTCCAACACCTTCACAATGTAGTAGAAAAGGAAAAGGTAAAACTTGGGGCAAGACAAAATGATAAGCTTAATTGACATAGTAACAGAGATCAAAAAAGGAATTGACGATCCAGTTAAACCTGGTATCTTAAAAAATAGATTAGGTAAACTTTCATGCAGTCGAGTAAGATCTGCAAAGAGTAAATTAAAAAATAAAGGTACACATTATGCGAAAGCATTACAAAGATATTTAAATTACCACTGTTAATGATTAGTACTAAAGACATAGAGGTATTTAATAAAGCAGTTAAAGATAATTATAGATTTAAAAAAATAACTGATACGTTATACTTTGCTCAAATTCCTAAAAATGAGTTAGGAGCTTTAAAGCTTATAGTAAATGATGCAGGAATTTATGCCTATCAGTATCCAGGTTATGACGGTACTTTTTTCGAAGTAGTATTTAAACTAACAGGCGGCCATTTTAACACTGCTATAGTAGGCAAAGTTGAAAATAATAAGTTTATAAAGTTTAACTTAAATGACTTCCCAGATGAGATTACCGTTCTTCCAGGAGATGTAGAAAAGAAATTAAACGACAAGATAACAAACGCATTAAAATGATTAAATTAAAAAATTTATTACCGGAATGTGAAAATTGCGGACGTGATTGGAATCATGGACATGATCATGAAGCCTCAATGGCTCATAGTGAACTTAAAGATGCTATTTCAAACGCATCTAAGATTCAAAACATGATAGGTGATAACGACAACTTACCTGGTTGGGTGTCTTCCTACATTACCTTGGCATCCGATTATTTACATTCAGTAGCTGAATATATGGCAGGACAGACTGCAGAAATGCCTCAACCAGGACCTGGCTATAGTATGGAAGAATCTAAACCTTCTGCTGGTTTAAGTACGGCAAAAAAATCTGCTGTAGTTAAAAAAGCAAAAGCAGGTAAAGATATTGGACATAAAGGAAAAGGTTTTGAGAAAATAGCTCAAGCAGCAGGCGGCGGTGAAAAAGGACAGAAAATTGCAGCTGCTGCAATGTGGAAAAACGTTAAAAGATAAATCATGAACCTAGACAAATTAAAAGGACATATCCCCGACACAGTAATTGCACAAATTCCTGGTATTCAAGATAAATTTGAAATTAATACACCGATTCGTTTAGCTCATTTTCTCGCACAATGTGGACATGAATCAGGCGGTTTTAAATTGGTTCAAGAGAATTTAAATTACGGAGCAAAAGGATTATTAGGTATATTTCCTAAATACTTTAACGCTGAAACAGCTGCTTTGTATGAAAGAAAGCCTGAAAAAATTGCTAACATTGTATATGCAAGCAGAATGGGAAATGGCGATAAAACAACAGGAGATGGTTGGAAGTTTCACGGAAGAGGATTTATTCAATTAACAGGACACGATAATTATAAAGCATTCAGTACTGCTATTAACGAAGATTGCGTAGCTAATCCAGACTTAGTTGCTACAAAGTATCCTTTAGCATCTGCTGCATGGTTTTTTCACAAGAATGGCTTACATAAAATTGCTGATGAAGGAGCTACTGATGCAGTTGTAACTAAAGTAACTAAAAGAGTTAACGGCGGTACAATTGGTTTAGAAGATCGTATTAAGCACTTTAAAGAATTCCATACACTATTAGCATAATATGACAAACAAAGACATTATAAAAAAATTAGTACTTAGAGAAGTAGAAGCAATGGAGCCTAACGTACAATCTTTCGATGAAGACCCAATTAACTTCTTGCTAACTAAGTACCCAACCTTACAAAAGACCTTGGAGATGCTAATGACTCCAGCGTTTAAAGACTATGTTACAGGTATATACATTATTGCTCCAAAACCAACTACTTTTAAAATTATTTTACATAACGGCCAATTCTTCACACTTACCTTCTTAGGTAAAGCTTATGAAGCTTCTATTGCAGGTAAGAAATTTTACTTACAAACGATAGGTGAGAGAGAAAGAGCTACAAATGCAATTGCTAGATTGCTTGCAGTAGGTAATCCAATTGAAACCAAAGGTGCAGAAGGTAGCGAAAAGGTAGCAGGTGAAGAGCCAGAAGAAGCACCCGGAGAAACAACTTCAGCAGAAGAAACAGCAGAAGAAACAGAATCATAAAAATATGCCCCGCTATAGTCTCAGTATTATAGCTCCTAAACCCGGCCCTAAAAAAGCCGGGTTTTTTTTGGAAATTCGAATTATTTAACTTATATTTCAAGTAAATAACACTATGAGAACACATACTACAATAAAAACAATGAAAACTGTCTGCGGAAAGACGTTAAGTTACCTTGAAGTTACAGGAAAGCCTAATAAAATGCATTCTACAATAGGCCCAGCAGTAATTTACGCAGAAGAAGAGAAATTAGCTCCGGAATATTACTTATTTGGCATTAAATATTCTAAAAATGAGTGGAAAAGCTTAATAAATCAGCAAAAAGCTATTCCTGTTGCCGATGCGATGTACTTTGATCCTCAATACTAAACTATTTATTAGTAAATTACTAATATGGAATTCAATATTAAAAAATTCTTAGTTGAAAACAGTTTAACTAGAATGTCTGCAATGGAAGAAGATGACAATACTAACTTGACTATGCCAGTAGGCGATGATGAGGAAATGTTTGACGATGGAAGTGAAGAAGAAGATCAATAGGATTGGACTACTGCAAGTACAGACAACGGAGATTTCGACGTAGAGCCAACTGCAAAAGACGTTAAACAAGGTGATGCTTCTTTAACAGGTATACATAAAAAGCAAGCTCAATTACAAGACTTAGAAGCACAAAAAGATAAATTGTTGATGCAGTTAAAAGGAGATGTAATTGGTTTAGATCAATACAAACAAGCAATTGGTAACATACCAATGCAAATTAAGAAACTAAGAGCCGACTTAGATCAAGCTATGAATGTCACATTAGACACCGATAGCGAAGAAGAGGCGATCTAGTTGGTTATAAATAAAAAACAATGTCCAAAGTAAATATAAGCGATGCTATAAAGCAAGAGCTTATTAAATGTAAACAGGACCCTGCATACTTCATGAAGAAGTACTACACCATTCAACACCCTACCAAGGGTAGAATGACCTTCAACCTATATCCTTTCCAGGAAAAAGTCCTACATTTATTTCAAAGGCATGACTATTCGATTATCAACAAGTCAAGACAGTTAGGTATTTCTACCTTAACTTCTGCCTTTGCCTTATGGATGATGCTATTTGAACAAGATAAAAACATTCTTGTACTTGCAACTACTCAAGCTACAGCCAAAAATATGGTTACCAAAGTAAGATTTGCTTACGACAACTTACCTTCATGGATGCAGCTACCGGTATTAGAACATAATAGACTTTCTTTAAGACTTAAAAACGGTTCTCAAATTAAAGCCGTATCGGCAGCTACAGACTCTGCACGTTCAGAGGCGGTATCATTACTAGTAATAGATGAGGCTGCGTTCATTGATAGAATTGAAGACATCTTTACTGCTGCACAACAAACCTTAGCAACTGGAGGTCGTTGTATTGCTTTATCCACACCTAATGGTGTTGGTAACTGGTTTCATAAACAGTTTGTTAAAGCACAAAACGAAGAAAATAACTTCCTTCCTATAAGTCTACCATGGACCGTTCACCCTGAGAGAAATCAAGAGTGGCGTGATCAACAAACTAAAGACTTAGGTATAAGAGCAGCAGCACAGGAGTGCGATTGTGACTTCAGTACTTCAGGTAATACAGTAATTGAACCCGAAATTTTAAATTGGTATCAATTAAATACCGTTAGAGAGCCAAAAGAAAGATCAGACATGAACCAAGCATATTGGCTATGGGATTATCCAGATCCTATGAAAACTTATATGATAATGGCCGACGTGGCGAGAGGTGATGGTGCGGATTATTCCGTTTATCATGTCATGGAAGTAGATACTATGGTTCAAGTTGCTGAATATAAGGATCAAATTTCAACTAAAGAATTTGCCCGCAAATTAGTAGCACGCGCTGTAGAGTGGAACAATGCTCTACTTGTTGTAGAGAATGCTAATATAGGATGGGATGTAGTGATGACAATTGTAGAGATAGGATATTCAAATTTATACTACTCACCTAAGTCAGATGTAGTAGGTACTCAAATTGATTTATACGTTTCTAAATTCGATAGAGGGGATGGGATGGTACCGGGTTTTGGTACAACTTCAAAAACTAGACCTCTTGTAATTGATAAATCAAAATCTTTTATACACGAAAAAAGTGTAGTAATTAGATCTCAGAGACTATTAGATGAATTAAGAGTATTTATATGGAAGGGTAGAGTGGATGGAGATGCAAGAGCACAAGCAATGCAAGGGTATAATGACGATTTAGTAATGTCTTACTTTATAGGATTATTCTTACGTGATACAGCTATTCGATTTAGACAAACAGCTATGGATTTAACTTATGCAAGTCTTAACAATTACTCTAAAACAGGAGGAGATGGAGGATTTGAAGTATATAACGGAGGAAATTACAGTAATCAACAAAATCCATGGCAAATGCCAGTGGTTAATGGACAGGATGATCTTACTTGGCTTTTATAACAAAGATATTTATTAGATATGGCAGAAGAACAAAAACAACAACCGCAGAGAAATCTGTTTTCAACCCTTAAAAGGTTGTTTTCCACTGATGTTATCATTAGAAATGACGGTGGAGAGTTAAGAACAGTAGACGTAGACAACATTCAAGTAGACGGTGTTTTACAAACCAACGCACTTGTCGATCGTTTTAATCGTATTTATACGACTTCTACCTCTTATGGTGTTAATTTAAATTTAGCACAGAATTATCAATCAGCTCGTGTTCAAATCTATGCAGATTACGAAGCAATGGATACAGATCCGATTATTGCCTCTGCATTAGATATTATTGCTGACGAATGTACACTTAAAAATACTCAAGGAGATGTTATACAAATTAGATCAGCAGATGAAAACATTCAAAAGATACTTTACAGCCTCTTTTATGACATACTTAACATTGAATTTAACCTCTGGTTTTGGATTAGAAATATGTGTAAGTATGGCGATTTCTTTCTTAAGCTTGAAGTAGCCGAAAAGTTTGGTGTTTATAATGTAATACCATTCTCAGCCTACAACATCGTAAGACTTGAAGGTACTAACCCAAATAATCCATCAGAAGTAATTTTTAAGTATGATCCAACAGCTGCACTAGGTGCTACTGCCGGTTACTCTACTTCATATCAGAACACAGATATGGGTATTACGTTCTATAATTACGAGATGGCTCACCTTAGATTAATAGGTGACATTAATTACCTACCTTATGGCCGTTCTTACTTAGAACCAGGTCGTAAATTATATAAGCAATATGTGTTGATGGAAGATGCGATGATGGTTCACAGATTAACTCGTGCACCTCAAAGAAGAATCTTCTATGTAAACGTAGGTGCTATACCTCCTGCAGAAGTTGAGAATTATATGCAAAGAATGATCAATAAGATGAAAAAAACTCCTCTTATTGACGGTAAGACAGGTCAATATAATTTGAATTACAACGTACAGAACATGCTTGAAGATTTTTTCATCCCTGTTCGTGGTAATGATCAATCAACTAGAATAGAGAACGCTCCGCCTTTGGAATACAACGGTATTGAGGATATTAACTACCTTCTTAACAAGTTATTTGCTGCATTGAAAATCCCTAAGGCTTTCTTAGGATACGAAAAGGATTTAACAGGTAAAGCTACACTAGCAGCAGAAGATATTCGCTTTGCACGTACTATTGAAAGAATTCAACGTATAGTTATCAGCGAATTGACTAAAATTGCATTAGTTCACCTATATGCACACGGGTATGATGACGAGTCGTTAACTAACTTTGACTTAACATTAACCACTCCTTCTATTATTTACGAGCAAGAGAGAGTAGCTTTAATGAAAGAGAAAATGGACCTAGCTGCACAGATGATGGAGACTAGCTTCTTACCAACTGACTGGATTTACGATAAATTGTTTCAATTCTCAGAAGAGGAGTTTGACGAATATAGAGACTTGGTTGTAGAGGATAAGAAGAGAATGTTTAGAATGAAGCAAATAGAAGAAGAAGGAAATGACCCAGCAGAATCAGGTCAAGCCTATGGTACGCCACATCAAATTGCTTCAATGTATGGTGGATACGGTACAGCCCCTCTTTCAAGTGAAAACATTCCTCAAGGATATAATGAGAAAAATCCTTCAGAACCTACCAAGCTTCCAGGAAGACCGGAGAATAAGGTATCGTTGATTAATACAGCAGACGATCCATTAGGAAGAGATAGAATGGGTACATACGACCTAAAGTCAAAACCACAATCAGGCGAGGCTGGAAACAGTTTGAGACATAAATTTCATGGAGGAAGCGCATTATCTCTTAAAGAAGACTATACTAGAACAACAGCTGCTTATCAGCAGAATAAAAGTGCTCTAGAGGCTTTCAAGAAAAAAAGAGTAAATCTGTATGACGAACCAAGCCAACTCCTTAATGAAGACCGCATTAAACCAGATTCAGATTTAATATAATACGTTGATATTTATTAGTAAGCTAAATAGTAATGATCAAACATAGCAAATACAAAAATACGGGTGTTTTATTCGAACTTTTAGTCAGACAAGCAACGTCTGACTTGATGTCTAATAAAGACCCTAAAGCCGTAAAGGTATTTAAGAAATACTTTACAGACACAGAGTTAGGAAAAGAGTACAACCTCTATAGTAGTGTGTTGAACTCACCAAAACTTAGTGAAACCAAGGCTGAAATCTTAGTAACCACCATTGTAGAACAAGCAAAAAAGCTTGATAGAGTTAAACTTGATAAAGAAAAGTACAACTTAATCAAAGAAATTAAGAAGTCTTATGATCTTGATAACTTTTTTAAAGCAAAGATCGAGACTTACAAAATCTACGCGTCAATCTACACACTTATTGAGAATCAAATCTCTACAGAAGTACATGATACTAAACAAATCATTACCAATAAGTTAAGTCTTCTTGAGCATATCACTAAAGAATCTTTAACTGAAAGAAAGGTAGCTTCTAAGGTGGTAGAGGAGTTTATGAAAGAGGATAAAGAGATTAGAATACTTGCTTATAAGATTCTTGTTGAGAAATTTAACGACAGATATGCAGGTTTATCTAATGAGCAAAGAGATTTACTAAAAGAATATATTAACAATATTTCAGATACTACTAAGTTAAGAACCTACCTAAATACTAAGTTATTAGAGGTTAAGACTGAAATTACAAGCTTAAAAGCTACTACAAAAGATAAAGTTCTTCAAATTAAATTGAATGAAGTTTTAAATTTCATTAAACCTATGAGTCCTAACGAAGCTATTAAAGACGAAGTACTTATTGGTCTAATGCAATACTATCAATTAATCAGCGAGCTTAAAGCTATCAACTAATGAATAATCAGTTTGCCACACAATTTTTAAGAGAAGAAGTAGATCAAGATTGGTTGAAAAACTCTATGACTAGCTTAGGTGCTGATGAGGAGCTTATTCAATTCACTCTCGCTTTAATCGAAAAAGGATTAATTAAACCTGAGAGAGCTATCGAGATAATGAAGCAAACTTTAGGTTTGACCGAAGACGGAGGTGCAGCAGCAGCTCCTGCTGGTGGCGGTTCTACTACAGGTGGCGGTGTTACAAATGGTGCTAGTTGGAGTAACGGTGCAGGCGAACAATATGCTGCAGGCACTAAAAAAGTAAGAAAGACATTAGGAGAAGACGAAAGTACAGTAGGTCAGCATTTCGATCTAGATGTTAGATCAGAAAGAGGAGACGGAAGTATACAAAGATACCAACTTAAAAATGTAAAACTAGTTCATCCAAACGATAGAGTATTTGAAAAACCAGATGGAACTACAGTTGTTCTTGCTCCTTCAGATAAGTATACAGCTACAAGAGTTGGAAACTTAGGCGAAGATGCACCTCGTCTTGCTGGATCTCCTGCAAAGACAAACAGTCATGGAGCTAAAAATCTTTCTGCTTATTCAAGTGTCGGATTTACAAAAGCGCCTTCTGCTACAGAAGCTGGTAAACATATTAAAGGAGTCGAAGTAGAGGATTTATGGGATGAAGATCCATTAACTGAGTCAAGAGCTTATTCTAGATTTAAGAAAGAAGCTACAATGAGATCTAAACCAGAGCAATTGCACCATGCTGCTAAGATGATTCATAATAGACTTGCAGAAATTACAAAATTATTAGAATTCACTAGTCAAATGAAAGGAGAACTTTCAGAGGGCGAAGAGACTCTAGCATATAAACACAATACTAAAAAGGTTTTTGAAAAAATAAATTCACAGGTTGTCGAAGTTTATTCAAAGGTAAAAGGTCTTAAGTAAAATGGCAAAAACTAAGTCAGCTGGAAACAATAACAAAGTTTCATTTGGTAAAAGAAAAGTAGGTTCTGCACAAAAGAGTTTTAATAAACACAGTCCAAGACCAAAAGCATATCGCGGACAAGGAAGATAAACTATTTATTAGTATGAAAAATATACAAGCACAGTATACAGACCTTTTAGAAGGTAGAATGTCAAAATCAAACTTTATGCGCAATGTTCGCATGGAGTTCCCTCAGTATGTATCTAACGTTTCTTCATATGAAGATTCTGTTAAGATATTAAAAGGAAAGCGTATTTTATCGGAAGCTGCTAAACCTGAAGGGGTTTACGGACATAATCCAAACGCTGAAACTCCTCCTGAACCAGGAATTGATCAACTTAACTACTATCAAGTATATCATGGCATTCAATATGAGTTAGCTCAAATGCCGGAGATTACAGATGAGACCTATATTAAAGCTAGAAAGAAAGTAGTTGCTAATATTTTAAAAGATCCTGATGCTTACAAGCAATTACAGCTTGCTAATTTTAAAGCAGTAAAAGAAATGGATCAAGACTTAAAAATGAAAGAAGTTAAAACAACTGACTTAATTGATAAGCCTAATGAGATGAAAGTTATCAAGAAAGATGCGAAAGCAAATACTGAAGATACATTAGAGAAGAAAGAAAAGAGAAAAGCCAAAAATCCAAGAGGTGTTACAGTAATGACTCAAACTCCTAAAAAAGTAGCCGGTGTTAAAGCTTTTGCAACTCCTGGAAAAGAAACAATAAAGGCTCTTAAAGAGCACATCTTAGACGAAATGACTAAGATTAACCCTGAGCACGAACATTTTAATGTAGGTGCAAGAGTTAAAAAAAAAGATAATAGCTTAGTTGGTGAAATTACAGAATGGGATGGCGATACAGCGACAGTTAAAGCTGACGATGGTCAAATTCATCACGTTCAAGGTAATATCCTAACTAAGAAAGATGTTCCTAACGCTAAAGAAGAAGTAGCTCAAACAGGTACTGCTGATGAGATGGCTAGTCCAAAAGGTAACATGCCTGAAGATCAACAAAAGCCTACTAAAGAAGCTACTCAAGATTCTCCTCATAGCATAAAAGCTGATAGAGAAATTGATCAATCAGAATTAAAATTCTTAAAAAATGCTTTCGCGAAAGTATCTGCAGATCAAATACCAGAAAAGTATAAAAAGATAATAGCTGATTTAGAAGCTAAATTAGGTACAGAAGGTGAACAGAGAGATGCTAAATTAAAATCTTTAAAAGAGAAATTAATGAAAGCTGTAAGAGAGGTAGCTAAAGTCACAGACGAAGATGGTGCTGTAGTAAAATTAGCAGCTAACACAGCTGCTGCTCAAGAATTCGTTAAAGGACAAGACCCTGCTGTAAAAAGCAAATTAAAAGTAACAGCTTAGTATGAATAAAGAAGTTCTAATAGAATACCTAACGTTTAAGCCGCTTCCGCAGCAATTGCACGAGGCTAAAATGAATCCAAGATCTAAATTCCTAGTATCAGGCAAGGTACAGGCTGCTGACAAACCTAATGCTAATAAGCGTATTTACGACTATGATACATTACAAAGACAAGTAGAACTGTATGTAGAAGGTCCAGTAGCAGAGAAGAGAGCTTTAGGTGAATTAGATCATCCTGAGACTTCTATTATAAATCTTAAGAATGTTTGTCATAATATTACAAGAATGTGGTGGGAGGGTAAAGACCTATACGGTGAATTCGAAGTATTAGACACACCTTCAGGAAATATTTTAAAAGAATTATTTCTTGCAGGTATTAATGTAGGAGTTTCGTCAAGAGCAATGGGATCTGTTACACCAATAGGTGAAGGTCTTGTACAAGTTGGCGAAGATTTAGAATTAATTTGCTGGGATTTCGTTTCAACCCCAAGTACTTACGGTGCATATGTTAAACCAGTAGGCGGATTAAATGAATCTTACAACGCACAAGAGCCTCGCAGTAAGCAAAACGACATTAATAGACTTATTTCAGACATTATCTGTACACAATCAGGTGTATGTTGCATTAAGTGATAACAAATACTTCCGCTAAAGAGCTCCTTCTCAAGGGGCTCTTGCTATTTATAACAGTATACCATTCTAATATGGTATCTTATTCCTTAATTACACTTATATTGCCATTACTCTAATAGGCAATCCCCGAAACAACATTACAAATGGAAAGTAATCAAGATCTGTTTAGACAGGCAATCTTAGATGCTAAAGCAGTGCGTGAGACGTCCCTAGCAGCAGCTAGAACTACTCTTGCTGAACACTTTGAACCAATGGTTAAATCTATGTTCCAAGAAACTGTTGAAAGCATGGAAGAAGCTGAATCTACACACAAAAAAGACGTTAATGCTGAAAAAGCAGGACGTAAAGTAGCAAAAGACATTGAGTGGGATGAAAAACACCACAAAATGCACGAATCAGATATGGATGAGTCTACATTAGACGAAATCTTAGCTGAATTGGATGCTTTATCTGAAGATGGTAGCGATGATGGTAGTGACTTAGATGAGCACACTACAACAACTGCTGGCTACGATGAGAAAGCACACACTGCTAAAGGTAACACTAACGGAAGCTATAGCGAAAAAGCTAAAGCAACTCACGGTAGTACAAACGGAAGCTATTCTGAAAAAGCAAAAAGCTCTATTCACGAAGCTGAAGAAGATGATGACACTGAAGAAGATGACAAAGATGCTAAATTTGACGACAAAGCTGAAAAAGCTGGCGAAGATTTAACAAAAGGTATCGAAGGTGGACATGATCACGAAGCTGAAGAAGAGGGTACAGACGAACAAGAAGTAGTAGACATTACTGTAGGTGAATTGAAAGACATCATTCGTGATGTATTCATGACATTACAAGGTGGCGAAGCTGCTGAAATGGGAGCTCTAGATGCTGATACAGATTTAGCTGCTGATTTAGGTACCGACATGACTGACATGGCAGATGACGAAGCAGAGATTTCATTAGATGAGATTTTAGCTGAATTAGAAGCTGAAGAAAGCAAAAAAGTAGAAGAAGGTGCTGCTTCCGGAACAATTCCTGGTGGTGAGGTTGATCCTAAATCTGCTGACGTTTACAAGGTTGAAGAAATGAAGAAAGACCTTAACGAAGCTATAAGAACTATTAAAGCTCTTAAGACTGAGTTAAACGAAATGAATCTTTTCAATGCTAAGATGCTTTATGTAAATAAAATTTTCAAAGCTAAAAACCTTAACGAGTCACAAAAAACAAAAGTTATCAACGCTTTCGACAGAGCAACATCTGTTAAAGAAGTTGAAAACACGTACAAAACTCTATTAGAATCAGTTAGTGTAGAAACTAAAAAGTCTTCATTAAAAGAATCAGTAGGTTTTGCATCAAAAGCAATTGGTAATGCTCCAGCTAGACCAATTGTAGAAGCTGACGCCTTTGTAACAAGATGGCAGACGCTTGCTGGAATTAAATAATAATTTTTAAAACAAAACACATTTACAAAATGTCAAATTTAGTACAATCTCTATTAGAGAGCGCTAACCCATACAGCGATCAGCTAGGTGTTAGCCAAAAATTGTCTAAGAAATGGGCTAAAAGTGGTTTACTTGAGGGTTTAAAAGACTACGATAGAAACAACATGGCTGTTATCTTAGAAAACCAAGCTAAGCAATTAGTGATGGAACAATCATCAACAGGTGGTAACGTTACAAACGGTGCTACTTTCACACCAGGTAATGGTGAACAATGGGCTGGAGTTGCTTTACCGTTAGTTCGTAAGATCTTCGGTCAAATCGCTGCAAAAGAGTTCGTTTCAGTTCAACCAATGAACTTACCTGCAGGTTTAGTATTCTACTTGGATTTCCAATACGGTAACAATATACCTAAACCTTTCGTACAAGGTCAATCAGTATATGGTACTTTAAACCAAACTCCTAACAGTGGCTTCGGTAACTTAGCTTCTGGTGGTTTATATGGTCAAGGCCGTTTCGGTTATTCAATTAACCAATTTTCTGCTTCTTATGCTTCTGGTTCAGTAACTGCAGCAGTAGCAACTTTCCAACAAGTTGATTTCAACTCTGATTATTCTCAATCAATAGTAGATAGCAAAATGATTGCTATTACAGTTCCTACTAACTCATTAGTATTAGACACTAACGGTGTTCGTGCTTTTGAATTATCTGGTAGCGTAAATGCTTCTATTACTCCTGCTACACAGATTAGTGATTTCACAGTAATCAGTGGCGGTAACTTAGTATTCTTTGTAAGCGGTTCTAGCTTAGCAACAGTACAGACTTCTCTTTCTGGTTCTGGCGTAGGTGGCGGTTTAGGTACAACTTTATTCTACAACAAGTCTACTAACTTCCAAACACGTGGTGATTTTGAAGATGCTCCAACAGACACTCCTGCTCCATTCTCTAACCCGAACGCTGCTTCTTCTGCTTCAATCGTTATCCCTGAGATCAACGTACAAATGAAGTCTGAGACTATTTCTGCTAAGACTCGTAAGTTGAAAGCACAATGGACTCCAGAATTTGCACAAGATTTGAATGCTTACCATAGCTTAGATGCTGAGGCTGAATTAACAGGAATGTTATCTGAGTACATCTCTTTAGAGATTGACTTAGAAATCTTAGATATGTTAATTGAGAACGCTCAAACAGTTGCTAACTGGTCAGCTCAAATCGGTAACCAAATCAACCAAGCAGGTACAGCTTATGTTTCTAACACAGCTGGTGCTTACTACAACCAAATGAGTTGGTTCCAAACATTAGGTATCAAATTACAAGCGGTATCTAACAAAATCCACCAATTAACTTTACGTGGTGGTGCTAATTTCTTAGTATGTTCTCCAACAGTAGCTACTATCTTGGAATCAATTCCTGGATTTGCAGCTGATACTGATGGTGCAGCAGATACTATGAAGTATGCATTCGGTGTACAAAAGGTTGGTGCTTTAAACAGTCGTTACAAGGTTTACAAAAACCCTTACATGACTGAAAACACAATCTTAATGGGCTTCCGTGGTAACCAATTCTTAGAGTGTGGTGCCGTTTATGCTCCTTATGTACCATTGATTATGACTCCTTTAGTTTACGATCCAAATACCTTCACTCCACGTAAAGGTATCATGACTCGTTACGCTAAGAAGATGATCCGTCCTGAGTACTATGGTAAAGTGTACGTTTCTGATTTACAAGTTGCTCAAGCTAGCTAGTCTAGACTGACAATTTCAGAATAAAAAGAAGCCGGCCCGTAAGCCGGCTTTTTTATTTACAGCTATTTATATTAAAATACTCATATGCCACAATTAGTACAGACAGATAGAGATCAATTTGGTTTAAATGGTGGAACCATAGTAAGCGGAGCAATAAATACAAAAGCAGATGCTTTTTGGTATCTTCCAATTACAAACACAGTAGCTGGTATTTCATTTAGTAATTTAAGTGGAGTGAGCGGAAGTAATTTTACAGCTTCTTTTACAGCCGGAAACGGCGTATACGGAAATATTACATCCGTATCTCAAACTAGCGGAATTGCTGTTTTATATTCCGGATCTTATTATTCTGTTTCTTAAAATAATTTAAAAATGTCAAGTTTAACTGGAAATCTCATATCTTCTACTTATCAATCTATACTGAAGATAACTACTAACAATACTGCGTCAGCAAATCTTAATAATATAACCGATGGTGTAGGTAATGCTACCGGCCTTTTTGTATCGACTTTAGGAACAGCAATAAGCGGCAGCTTTACAGTAACAGGGTCTATGATTGTATCTGGAACCTTAGCTGCTACTTCTTCTAATGCAACTTCTGCGTCTTATGCAGTAACTTCAAGCCTTGCAGTATCAGCAAGTAATGCAAATTTCTTAGATGGTTTAGATTCGACAGCTTTTGTATTATTATCTGGATCAAATGTAATGACAGGATCAATTACCTTAAGCGGTAAATTGTCTTTTAATGCAGGACAGGGTAATTTCGTATTTCCTTCACAACAAGCACCGATACCTGTAGTAGGTTCTGCTTACTATAGCGGATCGGCTTTATATATTTACAACGGAACAAGATACCTTAGCGTAGCTCTAGCTTAATAATCACTAAGATATAAAATAAGAGGCCCCTATAAAAGGGGCTTTTTTATTTACATTTAGAAGCTATTTATTTAAAATACACCAACCCTCTAAAAATTAATGGCAAATCCAACAATATACGACGGTAGTCCAGGGCCAATTTCAGGGAGCACTCCTTTTGGATTCTACGACAACGATACAGAGTATCAAAGTGACGGACCTAAAGTAGCAAACTACTGCGCCAGAAAGCTAGGATATCCGGTACTCGATGTCGAACTTAACGATTTAAATATTTACGCTTGTTTTGAAGAAGCAGTTTCTATATATGCTGAAGAATTATACCAACTAAAGATTAAGGACAATTACCTAACTCTTGAAGGCCAGCCAACATCTTCACTCTTAAATAATACTGTAGTCTCCCCTAATCTAACCAATTTAATCAATATTTCTGAGACATATGG